TGCTTGGTGAAGATCTTGTCGTACTGTGACGGGATCATCTCGTACTTGCCTTCGACACCGCGAAGGCCGGGCAGGAGAAGATCCTTAATGGCAGAAAGATTGACAGCCATGGTCCTCTACTCCCCTTAGCTGATGCCGGTCGGGCCGGCCCCGTTCGAGCGGAAGATTTCATTGTTGAAGCCGACGATAACGTACGGATAATCCGACGCTTGGTCAGTGCCATTTGCCCCAGGGGGGAAATAGACGTAGTCAACAATGATGAACGGGAAGGTTACGGTGGTGCCCACAGACGATAGGAACGCCGCCGAATTGCCCGTGGCGGTGTCGCCTGTGCCAATGGTGAACTGGGCGTATTGGCCGATGGGCAATGCTGCAATGGTCGTTGCCGTCGCGCTGGCGTTCCAGAACGCCGCACCGCTCGTCTGAACAAGGAACCGAGAGTTCGGATCGTCGATCACATAGGCGATAACGTCACCCGTGGCGTCAGAGCCAGGCCAATAACGCGACCAAACGGTGCGCTTCTGGCTGGTGGACAGGTACTGGCAGCCCACAAAGATACCCGCGAGGGTCGTTGTGCCAGCAGCCGCCCGCGTAATGTAGCCATCGGGGGTGGAAAGCTGGGGCATTACCGGGTCGCCGGTAAAGATCGCGGTCGTATTGCCAGAAGCAATTCGACGGGCGGACTGGGCGAACGTGGGAGCGCCACCAGCCCCGCCCTGATACTGCAAAAATCCGAAGGGCGCGTTTGTATTTGCCACGACGGTTTCCTCCTCTATTGCGAGGAAGCGCCATCATCGCACGCCGGGGCGACTAGATCGCTAAGGATTGGTTTACTTCTCGCACCGGGGAGAAGTTAATCAAGGATACACGGGACGAATTAACGCGCAATAGCTATTTGATGAAAATGGGGCCGCCCAAATTAATGAGACGGCCCCATCCAAGTGACAATTACTTGTCGTTGGGGATAGGCATGGGCTCGTACCCTTTGCTGATCTTAGGCTTAACCTGACTGTGGTCGCGGGTGAACTGTCCATCAGGGGCGGCTGAAAGCTGCTGCTCCTTAACCCGGACCTGATCACGGGCGCGCTGTCTGTCTGTTTCAATAAAGCGGTCAGTAATCACCTGGGGCCGCTCCATCAGCATCATGCCCTTGCGCTCAATGGCGGTGTACTTGCCGCCAATGGGCATCATGTACGGATGCCGGGATGCCGGGACAGGCTGCCAACCAACCTGTTCAAGCTGGGTGGCATAAGAGGGGTCTTCTTGGTTGAGCAGGAGCCTGCGCTTCCATTCATAGGTCCAGCCGTCAGGAACGGAATTAGGATCAAAGAAGAATTCGTCCTGGGTGCCGTTAATCTGCTGAATATTGCCCATAATCTCTTGGGCACGCAGTTCTGCCGCCGCCCGGGGATCTTCTTCCCGCATATTGGGCCGAATAGGCGGGCGAGCAGGCGCGGGAGCGACCGGAGCGGCCTGGACGGGGGCTTCTTGGGCGATTGCCTCATCAGGGTTCTTGCGAGGACGGCCTCGGCGGCGTGGTGCTGTCATTTCCATCTTACTTCTCCTTATCGACGGGCAATCTTGCCTTCTTTGATGAGATCAGCCTTGTGTTTGGCGTACTTGTCCTCGTCCATGCCCATCATGGCCGCCATCTCACGCTCTTCTGCCGACAGATTGGCCGTTCCAGCGCGTGTGCCGCCTGGAGAACGGCTTACAGGGGCTGCTGGCGGGGATGCTCGACGCTGGGCGGGGGCAGAGGCCGATGAAAGGGGCGCACGAACCGCCTCTTCATTGGTTGGGCGCACCTGGAGGATGTTCTCGACGTACCCAAAGTAGTCCGGGGTGTCAGGATCAATGCCATCAGCGACCGCCAGGTTGTGCGCGGCGATCATCTTCTGGTTTAGGCGGGCGTCAGTGACGAATTCAGGGTGACGGCGCACCCAGGCGGCTGACTGGGGGGTCAGTTGGCTGGCAAATGCCTCAACGGGGTCAACATATGCCGGGGCTGGAGGGGCCTGGCGAGGCTTGCTCTCCATGGCCTGCTTGCCGTTCTGAAGCTGGAGGAGCTTTGCCGCATTGTGCGACATGGCTTCCTGCACCTCGGCGGCGTGATCGTAGTCTCCCGCAGCCATGGCGTCCCGATAACGGGCCTTCAGGATGTTGCTGTCGGTCTGAACCGTGTGGATCGCGCTCTCAACCAGCCTCAAGTTGGTGTCATCAACCTCATTGGAGGCGCGGTGGTAGTGTTCAGCGGCCGCCTGGGCTCGACGTTCGGCGTCCACCCGGGCTGCGCGCTCGTTCTCATACTTGCGCTTGAATTCTACCAAGGCGTCTGCGGGGTTTTCAGCCTCAACCGCTTCATCGTGGCGTTCTGCCTCAGTTTCTTTGCCGCCCTCGACCAGCTTATCAACGGCATCAAAATCAACTTCAGGGTTATTGTCCGTGCTCATGTCAAATCTCCTTACCAAACGCGATCAGGGCCGTCGATCTTGCCCTTGATTGACGTGTCTTCAAGCATACGGCACAGCACACCATTGATTGTGATGCTCCATCCGTCGCTTGGGCGGTGAACAATCCAGTCTCCAATGTCCACAGACACGTTCTGGAACCACTGGTTGTTGTCATCAACAAAGGCCGAGGGGCCTTTCTTCAGAACCAAACCAACTTTTGACTGATAGCGGTCTTCTTCAGTGGTCTTATCTGTCAGATAGATGCCGCTCTTGGTCTTCTGGGGCCGGATATACACAGCCACAAGGATCTGGGTGTTGAAAACTTCAACTGAACTCAAGTCCCCAAGCTCCTTCATAAGCTTTTCGCGGGGATCTTCATCATGGCTCATCGTCATAAACGGCATTCTTGTCACCTTTCAGGGATATCTTAACGGTTTCGTTGTGAACTGTGCTCTTTTGCTTCCTCTATTAGATCCTCCATGTTCTTGAGGGCGGCAATTTGCCCCATGATGTACTTAAAAGGACCAATATCCTCGAAATTATTCAAGGCAAGTTGGTCTTTTAGGCGGTTAATCTCCCGGTCAATGACGCGCAGGAGTTCAATTTCAAGTTGGGCTGCTTGGGAGATCATGTAATTTCCTATTATAAAAGTGAGGGGCAAAGAATAGACGGGGAGGCAAGCCATCTACCCTCTGCCCCTCGCGTTAGCCACTAGGGGACAGGGCTAACGATTACTTGTACTTCTTCTTGGCAATTTCCGTCTTTTCCAGACGGCCCAAACCACCGCCAGAACCCGCATCCATGTCCTTGTAGGACGAATAGCTGCGGTGACCGACGCGACCGCCAGCCTTGCGACCAGGGAGGCCAGGCATACCGTTAGGCATACCGCCGCCGGGAGCGCCCATTGCGGACATGTCGGGCGCGTCAGGCATAGGCATCCCCATGGGCGCGCCGCCGCCGGGCATTGCGCCAGCCAAGGTCGGGGGGAGCATCGGGGGCGCGGGAAGGATCGGGGGCGCGGTGGGCATACCCTGATCCCCGGACTTGCCGGCGTTGATCACGATATTGATGTTGGTGCCCTTCTTCTTGCCCTTGGACTTGCTGCTGGAGCTTGAAGCCTTGGAGCCGCCCATAAGGCTGCTGAGAAGGCCGCCGCCAGCCTTGGCAATCCGGCCACCAGTTGGGCGCGTGCCGCCCGTGTAGTTGCCGCTGCCAGCCTTGCCGCCCTTGTTCATCAGCATGGAGATGGGCGAGAGGGCCTTGAGGATATCGCCGCCGGTAGACTTGGCAGCGCGGCCACCAGTGGCTCGACCAGTCCGACCGCCCTTCTTGAGGCCAGCCATGCTCTGCTGCTTGTCGTGCTTTTCATCGGCCTCAGAAGCCTCCCACTCCTGCATAGACATGCCGCGCTTCTTGGCGAGCTTCTTGTCCTGCATCTCGTCCTTGGGGGAGCCTTCAAAGTTCTTGATCTTGCCGCCCTTCTTCATCCCAGAGTTGGGAAGGGGGCTGCCAGCGCGATCAGTGAAAGACATCCGGCCTGCCGGTACGCCAGCTTGGGTGGCGGCATCAGCCATCTGGGCAGCGGCAGCGGCACGGGGGTCACCCATGGGGCCGCCGTCCATCTTCTTGGCGCGACCGCCCTTCTTCATGCCTTCGTAGCTTGAGCCACGCTCGCGCTGCGCCACGGGGTCGTGATCATACTCGTCTTCATTATCGCCGTAGGGGTCATAGTGCAAAGACTGCCCGGCATAATTGTCAAGAATGTTATGGGCTTGGCCATTGTCAGCCCTGCCTGACAAGGGGTGTTTGATTTCCTGCCCGTTCTTGAAGACTTTCACTTCGTAACGGCCATCAGGGTCATCGCTCTCAGGGTGATAGTGCATCTCCATGTAGGGGCTTCCAGGCCCCTTCAGATTAACGCGCCGCACTGGCCCCTTCTCAGAGCCACCACCGCCCGCTTTGGCCGACCGACCGCCCTTGGCATAGCCGCCCATGGCATAACCACCCGTGTGGGGCTTGCCAAACTTCTCAGCGTTGGCTTCCTTCACGTTGCGGTTGACCTTGGCGTTGGCAATCTCAGTCGCGCCGCCAGACTTGCGGGGCTTGCGACCAGCGTGCTTCACGGCCATCTCGCCATGGACCTTGCCGCCGCTCTTGTAGGCGCGGCGAGATACGGGGCGCAGGCCGGTCTTGGCCTCAGTGTTCATCATCTCAGGCGGGGTGTACGACGAGGCGTCAACCTTGGCCCTGGGATCACCGGCAGTGAGGCGCTTGGCCTTTGCCTTGTTTGCCGCTCGAGCGGCCTTAGCTGCTTCAGACATGCGCTTACTCCTGATCAGGGTTCTACCGGCGTCCCGGCTTGTGCTGCCTGGCGAGATTTACGGCATCGGGCAGCGGCGATCCGTTTTGTGATGTTAAACGCAAAGCTTCATCAACAACACTGCGATTATTGTTTGAGGCTTTACCTGTTTCTTCAAGACCAGGGAAGCCTAGGCCGCGCATAACATGAACAAGAGGGTGATCATGTATGGGACTTTTCTCTATCGCACCGCCAGAAGCAGCGTGCCGCATAGCATCCATAAGATCCTGATGCGTGGTTTCTTCGCCGCTGGCTTTGTCCCAGATCGTGTGATGCGCCAAGTGCTGGTAATACGGGGCCAGTTCTTTTGGCAGGGCAAGATCCATTGCCGATTGACGGGCAGCCAGCCGATCTACGCCAGCCCGAGCCTTTGGGTTCATCTTAGGCCCGGCAATCATCTTGCCTGCGTCTGTGCTGGTCATCCCGGTCTGCAGGATGCGCTGCCGGGCGTCAAAGGTCGGCTGATCGCCGCGACCCAGCATGGACGCGATAAAGCCCGCTTTGCTCACGTCAATGCCGTGAAGGCCCTTGGCAAAGTCGCGCCATTCATCAGGCGAGCTTGCCTGTTCCATGCCTGCGGCAACCAGATGAGAAACCAAGCCCTCTTTGCCAGGGAGATTGGCCGCAGCCCACCGCAGCGAGTCTGCGAGCTTAGGGGCCATGCCGAACGGCTTAAGCTTCTGCACCATGTCATCTAAGGCGGGCTCATGGACTTCGCCACGAACGGCGCGATCTAAGTACGCCTGGCCAGCAGGAGTTTGCAGCCACTCGCCCATGGCGCCTTCTGGGCGGATCTTGCCCGTCAGGCCTTCAAGCGGCATTCCTGCCGCCCTAATCCTGTCCACGTCCTGCGCTCGCCGCTGAATTGAGGCCAAGGTGATGGCGTAGGATTTGACCAGATCCCGCGGCTTCAGGCCTTGGGTGGCGGCGCGTTTTGCCGTCTCATCCATGAACCGCCCGAAGTCCGCAACGTGCGAGGGGATCTCAGTGATGTTGCCAAGTTCAGCCCTGACGGCTGGAAGGTCGCGCCATTTCCAATCATCAATTGGTGTGCCGGTCGGGTCTTTGTAGCTGGCAAACTTGTCACCGGCCATTTCGCCCTCTGAGCCACCGCCAGCCTTGCCGTGACGCTTTGTATCGCCACCCCGGGAGAAGCCATATTTCTTCTGGTTCTCAAGGCCCTTGCTCAGGCTCTCAAGCCATGGTTCATCAAGCGTCTGAGTAATTCGCTGGTCCTCAGTGTTCTTGCGGAAGCCGTTTCTGGCGTTTGGATTTTCTGAATAAGGATGCAAAACGCCCGGAACTTTAGGTTCCAAGGCAAATTGCCGGATGGTCTCTGGGAAGGCGTAGTGCCGCTGGACCAGCGGAACGTCGCCCACATATTCGCCCGCCGTGGCGACAGGATATGTGTTGTGCTGGAACGAACCTGGGGTGATGTCATCCGGGCTAAGGCGGGCAACCCGATGTCCCACCATATTGCCACCCGCTTTCAACAGGGCAGGATCAGTCAAAGCTACTCGAGTGATGCCGACATGCGGGAAGCCGCCGTCGTGCCACATCTTCTTGTCCATATGCTTGACGATCAAACTGCGGATTGACCCCGGCTTTTTCAGCAGGAAATCTCGGGCGGCCAGCGCATCTTCAATCCCAGGCCAACCTTCCATGTGCTTGGAGGCTTTGGCGCGTTTGTCAGTCTCCGCGAACATTCCCCTTCGGATCTCATCGTCAAACTTTTCCGCCATCTTGGGGTCAAGCTTCTGCGTGGCGATCTGGGACATCAGGGCGTCTGACATCTGGGCGGATGAGTCCAGCGTCTTTGGCCCCATGGGAGTGTAGGCGCCGTAAACCGGCCCCTTCTCTTGAAGCTCCCCTATCAACCTCTTGATGCTGCCGGCATGGGCAGACGCATTTGCCCAGACCGCGCCAGCGTTAGGCTCGCGCATGTAATCTGGGCCTGCGTGCAGATCCACCGGCCACGCCAGAGCCTTGCCCTGGATATGGGTCAAGCGGCCTAGGCGGGAGCGGTCGCCGCCCAAATTGATCATGGTGCCACCCTTGCCCTCTTTGTAGAGGTCTTCCCAAGACATGTCCTTGGTCGTAAGGGGGGTCACGCCGGGGATAGCGCCCACTGTGGCCTGGACGGCATCAATGTCAGTCGGGGTTTTGAAGTTGTAGTAGGTGTTGCCCATCTTGTCAGAGTTGAAATTGGGGATGACAGCGTGGCTCTGGGCCGCAATCGCAAGAGCCCGCTTCACCACCTCTGGGTCAGGGCTGGTGATGGACGGCATGGCCTCTAGGCGCTGCCTGACAAGGTCATCTTCAGGCGAACCGCCGTACTTGAAGCCCTCAACCTCGCCGCCGCGGGCATAGGCCTTGAAGCCACGCTTTGGGATGCTTTCACGCATACGGGGGGTGACGTCCAGCGCAGGCATCGCCACAATGCGATCAGTCTTTGTTGGCCGATCTGGATTGCCCAACATAAATCGTATGTGGCTGCGAATAAGCTGTTCAGCGTAATCACGGTCAGGGAATTGTCCCATGGTTTCGCCGTATGGCGTATAAACGGCCCATTCTTGACCGACCGGGCGAATTAATCCGTTTGCTTCATAAATGCCAGGGCCAGGCGGCATAAGGTGCTGGGCGGCGTATCGGTCATACAAATCTTTCTCGCGCCCTGCATTCACCTGCTCCTCTCCCAATTTGGCTTCTGGATCGTGTTGCTTGGCAAGCGTCAAAAGGCTCTTGGGCACAACCTTGTCGTAATAACCCTTCATTCCTTCGCCGCCCACCTCCAGATCTTGCCCTGACAAAGAACGGAATTCTCCATTAGCATCACCTTCGTGACCTCGCATCTTTGAGGCTACGTCTTGCCCAAACAAAGCATCCAATTCTTTTTCTGGAATATTGTCGCGTTTAATATTGTTTAACGCCCGTTGCTCTTTAAACGGAATTACATTGTACGTTCCATCGCCATTTTTGGTGTAGCGAAGTTCATCAACGTGATTACTAAGCGAGTATCGTTTGGCCTGCTCCGCGCCGGGCGTCCAGATGATTTTGTCATAGCCGCCCGCCGCCGCTTCATAAAGCACGCGCTTCAGAGCAAGGTCGGTCCAGTTCTGGGTGTTGCCAATGTAAGGGGCGTCAGGGGCGGGCCTTTGGTCCCGCGACTTATCCATGACGTGTCCATAATCAACACCTTCTTGGCCAGCAGAACGGTGCTTTGCCGATTCAGCTTGGGCCTCTTCTTCAGACGCATGGCTTGACAAGACTTTGCCTGATGTCGTTTCAAACACCTCAAATGGCTTCGCTGGATCGTATGTGCCGGCCTTGCGGGCGTGCTGCCCCCAGTCACTCTGGACTTCCTCAACGTGAAGGATCTTCTCCCCGTTCGGGCCAGTGCGATCTTTGAAACGAATATGGGCAAACACATTAGGCACCGGCCAATGAGAATGGCGGAAGTTCTCCTGCCCATACAGATGCCTAGGATTGTTATCAACAATGTCGTTTGGAAATTCGTCCATTCTTTCCTGAAGATCAGGGCGCTCCCCCCTAATCCCCATTATATTGTCGTGAGCTTGTCGTGCTTCTTCTAAATTATCGTGTTGGGTTGGAAGAAAAGTGCGGACAGAATACCGCTTCTTTATTTTGCTTTGTTCACTAGGAAGATGCAGTAATACTTCGCGGTAATTTTTGCCGCCCGGGATTGTGTATTGCCCGTACTTTGTTTCGCGCGCTATTCCACCCTGATCATCAAAACTTGTCTCTTGGATGTCTGGCAGCCCCTTTTGAAAGTGCTGGGCCAATTCATCGCGGGTCACCTTGGGCTGGCCAGCAAACGCCTGCTGGACGCCAGAGTATTTCAGCTCATCCGGCTTCACGCCCTTGAGGCTTGCCAGCATCTGCGGCAGCGGACCCTTGGCCTGGGGGGACGCTAGGGCGGCCTCTGCGGCGTGGGAGTATAGCCCCTGCGGGTTCAGGTCGCGGGTGAGGTCGAGGGCCTTCTGGACGCCAGCATCGGGCGTTGAGCCGCCATCACCGTATGCCATGCCGCCACGGGCGTACCGGCGCTGGATGTCGATGTGCTTGGGGTCGAAGACAACGTAGTTGCGGGTGCCCTCGCCTTTCTTGCGGCTGACTTGGTCTAGGAAACGGATGCCCCGAATGCCTGCACGGGCCAACATCTCAGCGGCCTCGGGCTTCTCCCAATCAACGTGCAATTCCCTCATGAGGTCGCCGCCAATCGGGTTTTGACCCCGGTTGAACGCTCGATCTTCGGCAGCATCTCGCATACCGGGCCACCATTCTTGGGCCTCCAGAGCCTTCATAACGTGCGGCGACTGCTCGTCCAGCAAGGCATCCCAATCAAGGAAATGCTCGGGCTTCCCTTTAATCAGGACTTGGTGCATGTGCCCGCGAGACTCAACTTCTGGGGCGTGATGACGAAGCACGCTCTCGGCTGCGTCAACGTGTTCTGGATTGAAGTGAGAATAGTTATGCCGCATTGAAGAAATGGCATCGTCAACTGACATGCCATCACGAATTTGATTAAGGCCAAAATCAACGGGATACAGAACTCCGGTGTTTTCCCTTAAATGCTCGGGAAGAACACTAGCCATTTCTTTAGGCATTAAATACGATTGCGTTTTGTCCCAAGACGCTCCGGTCTTGGACTTAATGATCCCCGCCGACAACTTGTTTCTGTATTCCCGCGCAACCGGCTCGGCCTCGGCAAAGTAGTGCCCATGGCCGTAGACTTGTGCGCCCTCCCCCGTCCCAATCTTGTCGTTGCTGTATCCCTCGGGGCCTACGCTATGGGGGCCGCCTTGGTATGCGATGATGCCCTCATCATCCTGCGTCTGGTCTTTGCCCGTCAGAAGGCCGCCGCCCTCCTTGCCGATCCGCTCCTCGGTGAAGATAGGCTTGCCGTGGATGCGCTCGCTGATGTGAACGCCGGGGATCTGGGTGGCTGGGTGGATGCTGCCGCCACGGGCCTTGGTGATGTCGGGGTCTGTCGGGTCGTAATTGCCGTTATTGTCAGTAGCGGATTTGATTTGATGAGGGCGAAAGAGGCCTAGGTTCGGCTGTCTATGCCGCTCGCCCTCTTCAGTCATGTATATCCCGTCATGACCTTTGTTCCGTATCAAATTTGTAATGACCGGCGTTTCATATGCTTGATAGGCGCCATCCTTTAGCGCGCCTGTGAGGAACCTTTCATCAGCCTCAAAATCATCCGGCCCCGTCATGTTGTAAGCATTAAACTGCTTGAGGATATCTGGGTTCTTCTTGACCTCGCCTACAAGCCATTTGATGTGTTCTGAATTGCGGAAGTCAAAAGGGTTCTCTGCCATCACATGAACTTGATGGACAGGCCTTTTGCCCCCGTTGGAAAATTCCTTTGCCACGTCTGGATCAAGAGCAACGTGCGTCAGGCCTGTTTCTGAATTCATGCGAGGGACGGTGCCGCGCATGGCCTTATAAGCCACCAACGGCTTGCCGGCCTCATCAACAACTTTACTGGCCCCCAGCCATTTAGACAGGCCCGCACTGCCGCCCTTGGAGTACCTAGGCCAATGCCCGACCATGCTGTCGATGTAGTCAACGGCGTGTTCCCGTGTTGGGAACCGCAGCACCTCGTCCTCGGGGGTGGTGACGGTGTTCCCGTCGAGGATGTGATCCGCCCGGGTGATGGGATCAGGACGGTTGGCCCAGACCTTTAGGCGGCTGTCGCTGGGGCCGCCGTACTCATCAGGAGAAGACGCGCCTCTGCGGGCAAAATAGGAAGAAAACGCTGGGTGGGCCTCTACCGGACGCTCTGGCAGTAGGTTCTTGGCAACCAGCAATGCGCGGCGGGCTTCCTTGTCCATTACTGGCCTCCGGGCGGGACCAGACCGCCTCTCTGCTGGGCTACGTTGGTGCTTTTGCCCTGCACAGCCTCCATCAGGGGCCGCATCAGGGGCGCGACAAGCTGGGCGCTCTCAGGATGGACCGCGAGGCTCTGGGCCAGGTCCACCAGTTCCAGACGCTCGCTGGATAGCTGGGCGTCTTCCTCGATCTGGAGCTTCTTGCCGTCCATCTGGAGGCGGGCGATCTCAAGCTGGGTCTTGTGCTGGTCACCGTGCCCTGCCTCTTGTTTCTCCGCTTGGAACCTGGCCGTGTCGAGCGCCGTGCGAGCCCTCATATCCTCAGTCTTGGCGTTGGTCTCGGCGATCTTGGACATGACCTCCTGCTGCTTGGCTTGGGCGTCAGCAATCCCCTTCATCACTTCGGGCGACGGCTGGTTCAGGTTCTGCGGCGTCATGAACTGCTCAGGGTTGTTCCACCCAATGGCCTGGAGGGCCGCAGTGTCGATTGCCACGGCGTCATAGAGGTTGGGGTTGGCCGCCTGAAGCTGCTTCAGGGCCATGACCTTCATGATCCGCTGAGTGTGCGAGGCGGTGTTCGGATCAGCCTGGGGCGTCAGGTCGTAGTCATCCAGGGCTGTCAGGAACTTCTGCTCGTCCCACTTGTAGGACGGGCGGCGGTTGCGCTGCCAGAAGCTCTCAGGGTGCTCTTGGAAGGTGCGGCACAGCAGCCGGAACTCTTCGGCCTGGGCGGAATGCAGGCGCTTGTGGACGGCGTTCATGACCTTGGTTGCCTGGTCGATCATCGCCAGCGTGGTGCCGACCGGGGCGTCTGCCCGACCCTCGCCGACCTGGGCCTCGCTGGTGCCGCCGACCCTCATGCCGGTCTGGGCAATGTTGTCCACCAAGGACATCAGGGCCGCAGACGGCTCCTTGTACGGCAGGGGCATAATGGCCTGGGAGATTGGCATCCCGCCCGTCTTGACCAGCGCGCCGCCGCCCGGAGGCACCCGAAAGATGTTGGTGTTCTGCCTGGCCCCGGTGTCAGCCATCAGGAAGCCCGGGAAGTTGCTATACATGCCGGCATCCAGAAGCTCGCGCCAGGCCGCCGTGATGGCGTTGGTCGTGTTGCCGAGGATGTGCAGCAGGCCCAAGTCGTAGAAGCCAAAGCCAGGGACAAAGGTGAACTTAACGAAATTGGGCCGGGGCTCAGGCAGCTTGGCCGTCTCCTCGTCGTAGTTGCGGGCGATGCTCAGGATCTTCTTGGAAGAGGCATCAATGGTCACGCGGTACGGAACCTCAAGCCCCGTTACCTTGCCCTTCCACTTGTGCTCAAAGCCCTGGAGGTTTAGTTCGCAGTAGCATTCATAGATTTCCCGGTCCCGGTCCTCGGGGCGGAAGCTCTCAGTGTCAAGGCCCTCAACCGCACGCTGCTCGCGCTGGACGCTATCCAGGTCAGATGACTTCGGGGCCTCAAGCTCAACGTCACGGTAAACCCCGAGGATCTGGAGCCGCTTGACGGTCGAGGGCCGCATATATGAGCGGTGGGTGATGCGCTTGGCGTTAGTCAGGTCAGTGGCGGCGTTGTTGACGATCAGGTCATCAGCATCAACCGTCTCAGACACCGGACGCTCGCGCAGGGGGCAGAAATAGACCTTCTTAAAGCCCGTGCCGCCGAAGCCGAGCATGAGGAGCATCCGGTCAGTGTCAGGGTAATACTCGCTTGCCACGCTGGTCAGGTAGTGGTTGAGGTCAGCCTCAAGCGCCTCGGCCAAGACGTTGTCGCTGGGGCCGCTAGAAGAGCCGTTGACCCGGACCTTCACCGGGCCATCTGCCGGCAGAAGCTCAGACCGGGCGTTAGCCTGGAAGCGCAGGACGGCCTCCAGCAGGAGCGGGTGGCGGACCCGGCTCATGCCCTCGACCGGCGCGCCATCCACGGCGCCGCCCAGGGACGGAACCTCCAGCTTGAGGCCCAGCAGCTTGATGCCATTGGCTCGATCCTCGACCCAGTCCTTGCGGCTGTCCAGATCGTCGCGGATGCCGCGCAAAAGATCATCGGAAATTCGGTTCAGTTCAAGATCGTCAATCTCATCGACCAGATTGTCGAACCAGTCCAGGTTGGGGCGCTCTGGGCCATCCACCAGCGACCGGCCATCCAGGCTGATGGTGACCGATCCGTCTTCATGTTCAATGCGGAGGACTTCGCCGCGGCTATTGTACTCCGGGCGATCACCGCCAGCAGCATCCTCTGCGTCATCAGTATCATCAATAATGACATCGGCAGGAGGCTCGACATCATCCAGCGCCTGCATAGGCTGGCGAATATTGGCGCTAAGGCCTGGTGTAAGTGCCATCTTGGTCCCCCTTCTGGGTGACGAAAGATTACCACATCTTGTTCCTGTTGGAATGTACTTGTCTATTCAGGCCCGTCTACACCCTTTTCTTGGCGATCAGTCGTATCCAGCCTCCACCCTCAGCCTCCGGTTGTCTTCCTCAAGCGCAACGATCTGCTCCTCAATGGTCTTGATGAAACCGTCCAGTTCAGCGATACGCTCCCTCAGCCGCTTGTTCTGTGTGTGCAGAAGTTCCCAGCCTTCCTGCGTTTCCTTCAGGACATACTTCTCATGATCCAACTGCTCACGCAGTTCCTCAATGCAATCTGCAGCCTCGCCCATAACATCACAGACGCACGTCTTGATTGACATGCACCCTGTGTTTGCTGGGCAGGCGGCGTCCTTGATCCTCTCCACGATATCATCCATCAGTCCTTCCTCTTCCAAACATGTTCGCAGTACGGGCACAGGTAGTGCTCGGTCCTGTCCAAGCGCACGTCATACAGGGCCATTGCCTTGCCCCAACGGCCTGACGTACGGGTCGCCCCGTACATCGCTGCCTTGCGGTCGGCCTCGGCCTCATCGCCGTTGCTCTGTTCCAGCATGGTCTGCCAGATGGAGCCGCCGTTCATGTCGGCGTTGCAGGCGGGGCAGTGGCCGTGGTCGGTCATCGCTTGCCTCCTTGAATCAGGCGCAGCGGGGCGGCAGGAGGCGTCCGCAGCGCGTCGAGGTAGGCGACCGGGTCAACCTTCTGCATCTCGCTGAAGATGGCCTCGCTCTCGGCAGCCAGCCGGTGGGCCTCGGCGACGATCTCAGCCATTTTGCGGTGGATCTCGGCGGTCTTCTCTGCATCAGTCATGGCGGACCTCGTTTGCTGCTGCCTTGTACATGCCAGCCTTCTCTTCCAGCCCGTAGATGCGGAGGTTGTGTTCGGAGAACAGCTTGTCGAGGTGGTTAAGCTCGTCCCTGATGTCCGCCACGTCCTTGGCCCGCGCCCGGTGGAACATCTCGTAGTGGCTTGGGATCATGTCCTTGATGCTGTAGGCCACGGCGGCGATCAGCGTGCAGATGATAAGCGTATCGTCCATATCATTTCCTTCCAGTGCTTGTCGCCATATAGGCGATAGCCAGTATTGTAACACATCCGATCATCAGCAGGGCAAGATCAGCCATGTTTGCTCTCCTCTCTGGGGCCGGTATGCCTGCCCATCGTGATGTTCTTCTGTGCTCGGATCAGGCTGTTTGCCCACGTCCAGCACTCTCCCGTTGCGTCATCAAAGCACACCCAGAGCAAGTCAAACTCTGGCCCGTAGTCAATGACCATGTGCGCCAGTGCCTTGCCCCTGGGCGTCTCCATCGGTATCGGCGGGTTCAACTGCTGTAGAGTATGCATATTTATACCCGGTTATATGGGGTTATAGCTGGCTGGGGGTCAGGGACTCGAACCCCGATCTTCGGCTTCAAAGGCCGCTATCACTACCATTAGACGAACCCCCATCAGGGTCTTTGCGGGGACGGCTGATGCTGATGCCGCCCAACAAGCCAACGAATGCGCCGACGATCATATTGAATGCTGGGCCGATCAATTTGAAGATCTCGTCGTTGTTGACGCGCTCATCAAACAGAGCGACTAGCATCACGAACACAACGCTGCCGACCACTATGGCTAGCATGGTGACAACGATCATCAGGATCGTGGTTATGACCTTTGAGCTTTGCATCTCTACCTCCGTTAGTCAGCCATCAGGGCTTCCCAAGACACAGGGAAGACCTTGGCGCGGATCAGTGGTTCATTCAGTACAAGCGCAATCATCAAGCGTGTCCATGTCGCCAAAGTCCAATGGCATCTGGGCGAGGACAGCCCGCTTGAGCGCAGCGTAGTTTGGCCGGTCTTTCCTGAAAGTCCCGCCTGATGCGCGACTGGCGCGGCTGGCCGCCTCAGTAGCAATCCACCAGTCCGCTAGCGCAGGATCTTGCGCGATCAGGCCAGAGATCGTCGCCGCTCCCTTCAGGAAGCAAAGGTCGCAATTCCCGGCAGGCGTTTTGCCCCCAACATTCTCCAGGGCAAGATCAAAGGGCTGACTTTGCCAGAACTCTGCGACATCCGCCTTGGTGACCATAGCAGCGGAAAGCGGGGTGGCGTTGTCCCAGCGGTCTCTATTATTCCTAGACTTTGCGACCCGTCGCGGCTCGTCAGCCCTTAAGCCGATCACGTTTGTCCAATTTGTCCACCCAAGGGACATGGCGAAGTCGCGCATCACCCGGATCTTTAGTTCTGACGTGCAGAAGCGCGTGACCGGATTAGGAAGGTAGCCCTTCTTGTCGATGAGGGCGGTGAACGGCTCGCCGTTTCGAGATGCCGCCTCATGCGAAACCTCAATAAACCGCTGCTTAGATGGCCCGTCACGCCACTCCAGCCAGACAATCTTCACACCCCACCGCTCACCACAGTCCCTGACAAAGTCCAGCGTCTCAGGCCGTTCCTTGCCCGTGTTTGCAAAGACGGGGATCACGTCATCAGGCAGCGCGCCGCCCCACGCATCTATCATTTGCTTGAGCATATAGCCGCTGGTGCGCCCTCCGCTAAATGAAATCAACGCTGGCCCTTCAATCCGGTACGGGCTCATCACTCACTCCTTACCGGCGGCCATCAGGGCTGCCCAAGACACAGGGAACACCTTGGCGCACTCATATGCGATCTTCTCCGCGACCTCGCGGGTTTCCGCCTGGGCGTGGGCGTCGAGGCGCAGCTTGCAGACCCGGGAGAAGAACAGCAGGCTTCCAGTCCAGATCCACGTTGTCATGGATGCCAGCGGCAGCACGCCCCGGGCCATCTCAGGGGCAACGCCATGCTCCAGCAACGTGTAATAAGCCTCCGTGGCAATGCCCACTGCCGCGTTGTACGCGCGGTTGCAGATGTATGTATCGCCATCATCAAGCGGCCCGCCAGACCCCTGCTTCACGTTGTCGGCCCTGCCTCGCCACTGGTCAGGCGTATGGACGGTCGGCTCATCATCCACATACCGGCGGCTCTCCTCAGACCAGACGCCGCCGACCTGATGCTTGGCAAGCTGGCGGGCCACAAAGATCGGTGCGCTGATCCTAAACCGGATGTGCGGATGGGCGAACGGCATGATGTGCTGGTGCTTGGCGAGATAGCGGATCAGCTTGGCGTCCGCCTCGTCGAAGACGGCCTTCTCCTTGCCGAACGATGCCCGGGCGGCGTTGACCACCGTCAGGTCATCGTCGAGCGTGGGGAACGAGTGAACGATCATAGCTCGATCTCCTCAACGCGGATGCCGGCTCGATTAAACATCTCCAGGCCAATGCGGCAGCTTTCCTCCCACCGCTCGCCAGCAGGGGGCGACACCACTCGCTCAATGCCGGCCTGGATGATTGATCCGGCGCAGTGCGAGCAGGGCGGCATAGGCCAGACGTACAGCGTGGCGCCCACCAGGGGGGCGGTGGCGAACAGCAGGGCGTTTGTCTCAGCGTGGATGATGCGGGGGTACTTATAGTCGCGGTGCTCCAGGGCGACATCGGGGATGCCCGCCGGGAAGCCGTTGTAGCCAGAGCTTAGGATGCGGCGGCGCTTGTCCACGATGACGGCCCCGACCTTGGTTGAGGGGTCTTTGGACCAAGCGGCGAAGTGCTGGGCGAGGGCCAGGAATCTCTGGTCCCACTTGTCGGTTGGTTCGGGGTACGGCACGACCATGTCATATCTTTCATGTCGGGTAGAGCGGCGCCGGGGCACTGCCCTTATGTTTCATTGAGTCATGGACTTCGCTCGCCCATTCCGGCGCGCGTACTAACAGGCCCAAGTCACGCATATGACGCAGGGCCATGGAGACAGTATCGACCAGATCGTCGTGCTTGCCCTTGGGAAATGCCTCCACCTGGGTGATTACCTGATCAGCAAACCTCCGATCTGGAGCATGTATCATGCCCTCGGCGAAGAGGTGCTGGATGCTGTAGAGCCTGGCGAGCTTGTCTTGGCTGCCGGGGTCGATTAGCTGCACGGCCCAGTCCTCATGCCCGTACAGGCGGCGGATCTCTTGGGCCACTGAATGCCCCGCGGCCTTATTCTCAATGAGCAGCCGGTCAACCTTCATTTTGCGACAGGTGACCGAGACCCTCTCAACCAGTTCATGAAGCTCGAGCCGCTCCTGCCAGGCGTCCATCAGCATCACCCTGGGCAGATCGCCGCCGCCCATGCGAGCAGTCGGGAAGTGCGCTTGGGAGGCAGCATCAAACCGGCCCTGGCTTTCCTCATAGTCCACTGAGCCGCCGTCGTGCCGCACGAACCTGGTCGCCGGAATGGCCTTGGCTCCGCTGAACACGCCCCAGATCGTCAGGGCGCTGAAGTCGTTGTTGGTCTTGGTCGTATAAGCCGTGTCGAGGCTGGCGATGATGAACTCCATGGGCGGATAGGCCACGTCATCCCACGGCTGCCACCACTGGCGCTGGATCACGCCACCGCCCTTTGGGGACGGGCGCTGCTGTAGCTGCCCTGCTGCGGCCCATGGCCCTAGTTCACTCTCCAGGGACTTAACCTCGGCCTCGCCGAAGCGTTCCGGCCACAGAAGCTCGCCCTCTTCAGTGCGGGGATCTTTCCAGCCGATCAGGGTCGAGAAGCTGCGGTCCCGCTCATAGCGCATCGGCAGGCATAGGTGGACATAATCCTGGCCCTGCTTGTCCAGCAGATACCCGGACAGATCCTGCTCGGCGAGGCGCTGCTGGATGACCACATACGCTCCCGTCTTAGGGTCGTTGAGGCGCGTGCTCATTGCGCTGGTCCACCACTCCAAGGTGCTCTCGATCACGGCCTCTGAGACTGCGTCCTGTGCGCCGTTCGGGTCATCGATGAGAATGACTGACGCGCCTTCGCCCGTCACGGCTGACCCTACTGAGGTCGCCAGCCTGACCCCGCCCTGGTCGTTATCGTATCGACCCTTGGTGTTCTGGTCGCTGGTCAGACTGAACCTGTCCCCCCAGAGGCTCTGATACCACGGGCTCTCAATCAGGCGCCTGGACTTGACGTTATCCCTCAAACTTAGCTGCCCAGCGTATGACGCTGTAAGAAATTGGACGCCGGGGCCGCTGGTCGGGGACTTGTATCCCTGCGCCCATGTCCATGCGGGCCAGGCTACTGAGGTCACTGAGGACTTGCTGCACCGGGGCGGGATGTTAACAACCAAACGGCGTATTTGTCCGTCAGTTACAGCTTGCAGGTGTTCTGCCAGAGCCTCGATGCACCACCCTGGAGTGAAGGGGGCCGGGTCCATCCAGCGCCAGGCGTACTGCAGGAAGGTGTACAGATCCTCCTCGCAGTCTGCGCGGTCGATGTCTCGCAGTGTCTGCTCACTGTCCAGCAGGGCGCCGTCCAGGGTGATCAGCGCCATCCATCCCACCCATCGGCGACGAGGACAAGGATGATGATGGTCGGGACGGCAATGATGCCCATCGTGATGTAAGCGGCCATATGGTCCATCAGATCCTCCAATCCCCGATGCCATCCCATGCGGCGAACCAGTCTGCAGGGTGGAAGGTCGGGCTATCTTCTAACGGGCGAGGCCATGCGCCCCGGAAAACATAATAGGCCGTCTGCATAGCTTCCAAACCACCCAAGGCGTCGAGGCCCTCCCCGATTTCTTTGGCGGCCTGGGCATTATGGTCATAGATGGTCCCGGTCTTGGCGAGGTTCATCATACGGCTGATCAGAACGTCAAACGCTAAATCAGTCATGGTCGCGTCCATCATGTCATGTCCTTTCATTGACCAGCTTGATCCGGTCGAGAATGTATTTCATCACCGGCACCGCCATTGAATTACCCAGGGCCTTGTACCTGGGGGCATCAGCGGCCCAGCGCACTCTCGTCTGTCGAGATTTTAGTGGCAATTCAATCAACGTCCAATCGTCTGGGAAGCCTTGTAGGCGCTCGCACTCCCGCGGGGTCAGGCGGCGGACCGTTGATTGTGAGATGACGCCATTATGGCGGCGGCTGCCGTTGTTTGAGTCCAGCGTTGCGTGGAGTTCGCCAGCCCTGACGCCCGACTGAGATGACTGAAAGGCAATGGGCGTGGCAACGATGTTCGGCCCCCGGTCATCGCAAGGGCTTCCGTCATGACGAGCGGTTAGGCTGCGGGCTGTTTCAGAGACATAGGTGGTCTGCTTCATCCCCGGCTGTGCTGCCAGAGCGCCAGCGATCTGACCATCGCCGTTGATCAAGCGGACCTCGTCCCGGGTATTTTGGGTGAACGCCACGGTGACTATTTGCCGCTCAATCCCATTCCGCTCTCCAGCGCCTTTGTGATAGGACGCATCAAGGGTGGGGGATGGATCATGCAAAGGCGTGGCCACCAATGGCGAGCCTCGACCAGTCCCGTCTTCAGACACAGTGCTACACCGCGTGGTCAGGGCGTGGGTGACTATCGGGGCCTCATGCAGACACGTCAGGGACGGCGTAGTGCCATCCGTATACATTCCGGCATTGGCTTGCCCCGAGGACATGACCGCGAAGCCGTTGTCCACCCACTGATTGGAGCCGTACTTGCGGTGCATACTTGCATCCAAAGTAGGCGCTATGGCTTGGAGGTATCCGGCGCAGGCCTCATCTGTTCCTGCTCCTGGGCCGCCGCCCCCGCCTGAAGCGCGGCTGCTAAGGGTTCCGGCAACTTCTTGCCCCGTTTTGCGGCTCGGCGCAGGATGCCGCTGCAGGCTGTCGATGATAGGTAGTAGCGCGTCGGCACCGTCGAGGTTTCCAGCACCTCCCCGAGCGAGCAAGAAGACCCGCCGCCGTCGTTGCGCCAATCCGAAGTGCTGGGCGTCCAGAGTGCGCCAGGCGACCCCTCGTCTTGGCCCAGTAACCACACCAGCGTTAGGCCATCGACGCCCTCCAGCCGGTGGGATGGGGGCATCGTGTCCGCCCAGTCCCGCCAAGAGGGCGCCGAAGGCGTTGTCGCTGACACTGAGGACGCCGGGGACGTTTTCCCAGACGATCCAGAGTGGGTCGAGGCCAGCAGCGCGTCGTAAATCGTCAATTGCATCACATATCCGTATGAATAAGAGGGTCAGGTTGCCGCGGTCATCCAACAGCGACTGGCGCAGACCGGCAATGGAGAAAGCCTGGCACGGTGTCCCGGCGACCAGCACGTCAGGCAGGCCAACAGCAGCCGCCCGCTCAACGAAGTCCTCGGCGGTCATATCGCCCAGGTTAATGCTATCAGGGTATCGGACAGCCCGGACGGCGTTCGGGAATGCCTCAATGTCGCTCGACCAGATCCAGTCGATGTCCGGGGCGGCGCACTCAGGCGCTCCGATCCCAGAGCATAACGTTGCTCCTCTCATGGCTCATCCTCATCATGTTCAATCATGGGCGCCGAGCGGGCTTTGATCAGGGCTTCCCGAAGGGCTTGCCGAGCTTCCACGCTCATTTCCTCAACGGCTAGACGGATAGGCTGGATCTGGACGGGGCCACCACCCTCGCCGACCAATTCGGTGACCTTGCGTTCAGTGTATTCCTCGCGGAACCTAGCCTGCATCGAGGTTCGCCAGACCGCCGCATTGAACCGCTCCAGATAGAGGCCAGACCGGCCAGCCTCTTCCCACCAGAACTGTTCAGCCTGACGGGCTAGCTTCATTGCCCGGGCGAACTCCGGGTGCTTTTCAGTCCACTGAATCAAGTTCTCGCGCAGGACGCCAAGCTGATGGGCGATAGCGGTGGGGCCATAGCCCTGGGCGCCCAGATCCACGACCTCGTCGCAGTACATGGGGTCGTACTTAGTCGGGCGACCAACAAGCCGCTTTATGGGCGCGGCCAGCTTGTCCTTCGGCACCCCGAGGCGGTTACTGGCATCCGGCTTTCGCTTGGGAGGGGGCATATCATATCTCCTGCCTGATGGTATCACACTAAGCCATTGAAGCAACACGCTTCTCCTTGGCGTAGCGGCGAACCAGAGGCTCCCACGGGCCAAACCGATCCTCTGACGCGAAGAAGGCATCGTCACTGGAACACCCCAAGGCCATCAGGGCAATCTGGTATTTCCAGTCGGCAGCGAGGCGGCTGGCCGCAGCGTAGCTGGAGCGGCGAGCCTCAGTGTAGGGTCCGTCAATACCGGCATAGGGGCCGATGACGATCCAGTTGGTGTGGGTGCCGTGGACGCTGATCACAGAGCGGGCGTGGGCGATGGCCTGGGTGACGTTCATTTCATATCTCCAATGATAGGGGGCGGTTAACCGTTTGCGAGCGTAATGGCGGCATCAAGGGCTTCCGCCCAATCGTCTGTCTCCAGCACAATGTCATCGTCGATGCTGGCGAGGGTGACGCGATACTGGTGCATCAGGCAATACTCGCGGTCATCCGGGTCCGGGAAATCAATCCAGATGGACACGCGATCATCATTGCTGATGAAGCGCGGGCAAACATCGTTGCGATAGCTACCGTCATAGAACCCTGCGGGAAGGGCGGGCATGGCATCGGCGGGAAAGGATGGAAAGGCTTTGGCGTAGGTCATGTCATATCTCCAGATAATAGGGGGTTATTTTGGATTTTGAGGGGGGCCAATAGACCGCCCTTACCAAGGACGGTCAGCCTCCCACGAAACCAGATCTTGCTCGCCGCCAAGGCGCTGGTAAGCATCAGAGCCATAGAGGTGGCCGGAGAAGGACCAGTGCTTGGGGTTCGGAAGCCGGTCATCAAGGACGGCCTTAAGGACGCGATCAGCCAAACGTTCAGCGGCGGCCTGATCCTCAAATGCGTGGTGATGGCGGAAGCGGACACCCTCATAGGGGCACGCCGAAGTGATGATCTCAACGTAGTAGCGGACGCGCCAGATCTCGCCCTTGGGATTGTCGTAGTCGGCCAGTTCCGGGTCTGAACCGCACCAGACGAGGTCAGAGCGGACATCAACGCCGCGAAGGCTACTGGCGTAGTAGTGGGTGATGTTCTCGGGATCGTGGCGGGTCATTTCGTGTCTCCGGTGCGGCGTCATTGCCTTGAGACAGAAAGTAGGGCGTTTTGCCCCCTGGGTCAATAAAATAATTCAGAAAATTTTATCTCATTTTCCTGTTGACCGGGAGGGCGTTTTGCCCCATCTTCTGTCTACCGGCGCTGACCGGCCTGGAGACACGATATGAACGCAGCACTCAATACCTACGATGGCCTCACGGCCCACTATTACGCCAGCCGCAAGAAAAAGGGCGTAATCATTGGCCGCAACAGCGACATCACCTTTGCCAACCGCATCGCTGAGATCGAAGTGAGCGGCAAGGTTGAGGCTCGCCGCATCGCCAAGGAATACAACGCCCGCCCTTGGAACTTCTGAGAGGATATGATCATGGCAAAGTCCGCACCCGAAATCATCGCAACCCACCTCTGCTACGACATGGCAGAGGTGTCCGAGGGTCGCTACCAGTGGTACAGGCCCACCGTCTATGTCTGCGGCAACCACTACTTCTGCTGCCCCCCGAAGGGTCGCAAGCCCGCCGACCCCGAAAGGTTCGCGTGGGAGAAAGTCTGGGAACTGGACGGGCGCACCGTCTATCGCTCAAAGTGAACCCCGCGGGGGAGGCGACCCCTCCCCCATCAACCTATGGATTTAAATGACATGAAAAAGCCGATTTACATCCCGCCACGCCGCCGCGAGATCCTGCCGCACCGCCGTGAGATCCTGCTGGCTATCGCAGAGTTTTTCACCCTGCTTGCCTTTTGGGGCGCGATCCTCATCTGGGCAGTGTTGTTCCGGGCGCTGATCGGATGATCGCCAGCGAACTGGACCTGACCCTCCGGGGCCTCCTGCTCAACCGCACTCAGGCAGCCCTCTGCCTGGGTGTGGATCTGAGGACGCTGCGCCGCTGGCTGGCCGGCACAAGCACGATCCCCGTGGCGGTCGAGCTTCTGCTAGAAGCCTGGCAGCTTTACCCCCACCTGATCCCGATCTCGACACCGAAGGACCGCACTAATGATTGAAAAAATCTTGGCCGAGCGCGGCAACCGCTACGGGGCGTTCCCGGACCATGCGGCCATCAGTCAGGGCATCAAGCGGGTGATGATGGCCTCACCTAACTGGGCGCTTCTGACGGACGCCCAGCGGGAGGCTCTGGAGTTAATCGCCCACAAAATTGGTCGGATGCTGAACGGCGACGTGACGTACATTGATAATGGCGTGGACATCGTCGGCTACGCGACCCTGATGGTCAACGCCATGCGCGAGGACGCCAGTCGTGATGTGGGATGAGGCTACCCTTGAGAAGCTTCGCGCTAGCGGGCTTCTGCGCGACCTTGAGGGCGCGGTTGCCTGGTGCAATAGCCCCGGCGATGATGAGTACCTCAACGCCGCCCTGGGTCATCTCTCAGCGGTTATAGACGCGATCAGCGACCTGTTGCTCGGGATAGATCAGTAACCGCCCACCGGGCAAGGAGGGCGGCGTCAGCCCTGCCGTCGTCCTTCACCCGCCGGAACTGATGCGCGGCTCCAGGCCAAAGCTTTTGGGCCATCTCCCGACAGGCCGTTTTGTCGGCCCCCACGCCCATCTGCCGCTTCCAGGTCTGTGGCGCCACATAGAAATAGGGCAGGAACATCGCCGCGCAGATGCCCTCCATGATGCCGCAGCCAAAGCCAAAGTTGTACATTGAGGTGACGCCCTGCCCAGGCCGAGCGCCCGTGGCCTCAATGATCACCATCGCCGTCTCGACCGACCGAACGTCGAGGAGCCTGGCGACCTCGGGCGCGACGATCCGGGTTTTGCCCCGGTACTTGGCTATGGGCATGTCCACGACATCCACCAGCACACCATCATCACTGAGCCAGGCAATGGCGCCTTTGTACCCTGGATCAATTCCGACGATCACGTCAGCCTCGATAGGTCATGCTGGTGCGCGCTAACAGGACAATCTCACCTTGGTCGCGGCGCTGGACGGTGGCAATCTCCAGCCGGTCCCGGCGCGACTGGAAGGCTGACACGTCTTTATTCGGCAGCGTCCATTGCCACGCGTGCCCTGGCGTCTGGCGGGCGACCACCCTCCATGCAGCATGTATGTCGTTAAGGCGCCTGGCCTCAGATTGAGTGTTGATGCGAGCCATAACTGTGCCTCCTGGAAAATAATCATACACCGCGAGCTTTTTTTTGCAAAAAGATCATTTTCCCTATTGCATGACATAACGTCATGGTCCATATTCCATCTCACGCGCTGCGGCGCCCCATGATAGGACAAAACGCCATGACCAACCTCGCTGATACCTACGCCGCCCTCAAGAACCAGATCGACGCCCTCACCGCCCAGCTTGACGCCGTCAAGAAGGACATCAAGGCGCTTGGCCTGCCGGTCATCGAAGGCGACTTCTGCACCGTGACCCTGTCCCTGTCCGAGCGCACCTCGCTCGACACCACTGCCGTCAAGGCGCTGCTGACCGCCGAGCAGATTGCGGCCAACACCAAGGTCGCGCTGGTCGAGACGATCCGCGTCAAGGCCAAGGTCGCAGCCTAATCAACCCAAGGGGGCTGCGGCCCCCACCACCCCGCCCTAGGAGACCTGACATGACCACTTTTGCAGAACGCACCATTCGCGCCCGCGCCTTCACCGCCCTCGTTGATGCTTCCATTCGCAGCATCGAGACCGAGGATCGCTACATCGCTGCACGCAAGGCTGCCGCTTTTGAGCACATCGTCGAGGAGCTTGCCCGCCTCAACCCCGAGGCTCTTGCCCTCATCGAAGACATTTTCGTTCCGTTCTATCAGGACCGCCTTGACGCGCAGAAGGAGACTGAAAATGGCTGAATGCACCGACATTGAACGCGCCCTGCTGGACGCCCTCCGCGAGGATCTTTTTGCCACCTCGTTCTATGATCGGGCGGTGGAGGCTGGAGCGCCCGCCGATCTGGCGGCCAAGCTGCACACCTACGCCATGGAGGCCGAGGCTATCCTTGATGCCGCCATGGGCCGCTACGCTGATGAGATCCTTGACGGGGATAGGGACGCACAATGAAAAAAGAACCAGTCAAAAAGCCCCACCAGCAGTTTGCCGTGCGCGCTGGCAGCCTCCGCAAGATCATGTCGGGCCAAGAATTCGCTGCAGGCGTGGCCGATGGGCGTATCGGCGTGCCGTGGCCCAAAAGCATCGACATCACATGGGACTATGAGCGGGGCCGGATGTTCGGCGCCCTCTACCCAAATGTCCCCGTGAAGAATGGGCGGGCTGTCAGCGAAAGGGCGTACCGTCTGTGCGCCTTGGCCGTCATTGAGAAGGCCATCATATGACCAGAGAGGCTGACCATGCCACGCTGGTGCGGGCCTTGGCGGCGCCACGGGTGACCGTCGCCGCCATTGCCGACCAGTTCGGCGTCACTGAGCGCACGGTGTACCGCTGGCTGGCCGGTAGGCACCGGATACCCAAGGCCGTCATCACCATCCTCAACATGGAGCAGACAGATGCTTAACGAGAACAATGAGGTTGACCAGCTTGAACTGTTGGAGAACGTCCGCACCCTGCTGGGCGTCATGGCCCTGGCCCATGCCAACTTCGGCGAATTCATGGACTGGCTGTCAGAATATCTGACGTGCGCTTTGCTTGACCCGGTCGTGACCATTGAGACCATGAGCGCGGACATCGCGTCGGCGCAGCAGGAGATCCACGACCGGAGCGCCAGCATCTTGGCCCAAATGCCGACCGCGGGAGGCGTCCATTGACCAAGACCATCGGCGTGGGGTTCGTCAACGACAAGGTGATACTAGTGGTCGAGGGCATTACCCTGGCCATGACCCCAAAGACGGCCCGGATCTACGCTGATCTGATGGTCCATGCGGCAGACTGGATTGATCCGGTCGTGGTCGAGCCGCCTGACGAGCCTGAGTAGGCCAGTGGAGGCTTCAGAGGGGCGGCCGAGGACTTTCCCGCGCCGCCCCTCTCTTTGCCCTCCAGGGTCATCCTAGACCATGCTCTTGGCACGGGCGGCCAGCGCATCGAACTGGCTGCCCTCCTGCTTGACCAAGGGCGGGCGCATCTTGCGGTATCGCTCAATCACTTCGGTCGGCACGCTGGTCGGCATCCGGGCCTCTCCACCCTCCAGGTGGGCCTTGGAGAGCGCCCGATAGGCAAGCTGGCAGATCCACCCGGAGAGCAGATCGCCCCAGCCCTCGGCCCGAGCCTGACGGCCCAGATCGCCCTGCATGAAGCTCTTCGCCCAGGTCTTGCTCTCCTTGTCCAGCCTGACGTGGAGCGGCTCGACGCCCTCCTGCGTCTGGACGTGCTGCGCCTTGGCGAGGCGCTCGGCCTCCTCCCTGATTTCAGCCACCTTGGGATACCAAGTTTTGGTGCGCCAGAGATTAAGGCAAGCCTTCTCAACCAATTCGTATGGAACATCTGCCAGCAGCCTGACGTAATCCTTGAACAGTGCGGCCCACTCGTCCTCCGACCGTTCAGAACGGAAGTGATTTGAATATCTCGCCAGCAACATCGTCAGCTTCTTCGACGAGTATTCGTTTGGCGGCGCGTTGCGCGGCACTAAGCTGTTCTTTCCGGTCATAGCGTCCCTCCAAGATTTTCGTAAAGTTTGCTTCTTTGCAGACGAAGTCAAAGTCGGCTCGCCACCCGCGGTCGTTTGAGCCGGTCAGGAACGGGCTCTCCCGGACCCTGTCAATCAGATGCGCCCAACCCTCCAAGCCCCCGACATCAGCAAGCCTGGCGCGCAGGGTCCGCCTCCTAGGCTCCGTCATGCGCTGGACCACTGACAACCCAGTGTCCAGAGCCATGCCGTTCCAAGCGCCGATGGCAGCGTCCAGGCTGTCCTTATTCGGGGTTACCCCTTTAGGGGTAATAGCTATACTTGTATCTGTATCTGTATCTGTATCTGTATAGCTGGGCGTACGCTCTGCGTCCGCTGGGCATTCGCTTGGCGTTCGTTGAGCGTTCGTTGAGCGTTCGCTGGGCGTCCGCCTAGCGTTCGCTAGGGCTGACTCCTTTGCTTTCAATGACTTATCACGCACGCGCTGCAATTCATGCTCGACGCGACCGTGGACAAGGTCCGCACCGGCTATAACGAAGAAGCCTTGCAGACTTTGCCATACCACATCGAACTCACGCTTGTTGAGGCGCGTTATTCGGGCCAACTTGACGGTGTCTGCCGGCAGGGCTTTTCCGCGCTGCCAGTAGGTCATGATCAGCAAAAGGTACGCCCCGTGCTCCCTGGTGGTCAGGTGCGCGGTGTCGGCCATGTAGTCAGCCACAAAGAGCGGCATGTATGGTAGCGCGGCCATTCGGATCTCCATCACAATAATTCCATGCCGCAGAGGGGCCGGGGCCGAAGCCCCGACCGTTCGCCCATCACTGCGCCAGCGGGAACGGCTGACCCTGCGACCACTTGGCCCGCCGCTTCTGGCCCTTGCGCCACGCGAGGAAGGTATTGACCACGTCGGCGCTCAGTCCGAACTGCCCCTCTTCGCTGTTGGCATACTTGCGCCCGATCAGCGCCTCGCGCATCACCCGGATGGGGCTGTCCCATCCTAGACCGATACCGTCCACCAGTCGGTCCACCATCTCAATGGTCGCAGTTTCGTTTTGCAGCAAACAGAAATACAGCCCGCACGCGATTGCCGAGGGGCTGCCGCCCAGCTTCTTGATCCTGCTGACCTGACGGCAAGCCTCCACAAGCATCGGGCGGCGCTCGACCATCTCCAGGATCTCCTGATGGGAGAAGCGCCTGGCGCGCTTGACGGTTGAGCCGACAATCACGGTCTCCACGCGACCCGCAGTGGCGGCCAGCAGGGTCGCCATGGGCAGGCCATGATACCGAAGCACGTCGCCCGCGGTCCTTGCGCTGCCGCTGTCCAGTGTCGGGTAGGCATCAGCCGTCTGCCCGAAAGAGACGCTCATGGGCACCTCGCAGCCGCTGGCGATCACAGCCGTCAACCTGTGCTGGCCGTTGTCCAGATACCCTTCACAAGTAAACGAGATGCCCTGGGCGGTGACGCGCCACTCGCCGTTCTGCATGGCCTGGACATAGGCGTCGATCTTCGCCGTGCGAATAGTGCGATTGCCCGGCAAGTTGCACTCAAGCATTGCCTCGGCAATTTCCGGCGTAATCATGATCGGGCTAGGAAGATTGAAGAATTCTCTCTTCCCACGGGAAATCATGTTGTTCAGCCACACTTTTGGCTCCTGATTAACGCGAACAATCATCTCAATTCTCCTCATGTCTGAGCTTTGCCAATGCCGGGGATCGGCTGGCAAGTTCATTGGCGATCTTCAAAGGGTCAATGAATTGCAGCATGGCGAACGACTTCTCGCCGAGCCGGTGCTGCTGGTCGTGGTGGTAGTGGCACAGGGGGATGACGTAGTGGTCTGATGGCTTCACCGCCATCCCGCCGTCCGTGCCAAGCCTGACGTGGGCAGCTTCAATGCCACCCTGGCACTGGTCGCTATCCACAGCACAGATGTGGCCCCTGACCCATTGGAGGTGGGCTGGAGACCTAAGCTGGGCTGGCTTCCTGATGCCAGCCTTGGGCGCCTTGCGACGGGAAATCATGCTGCAATCCTCCGCTCGGCTCGAGCTTTCAAGTCCTCCAGGGTGATGACTTCCTTGCCCACGACATAATCGCCCGTGAGATCAGTCTTGGCCTCGCTAATGCGTTCTGCGTAGCAGACAATCCCCCGAGCCCGCAGCGCCATCATGGCGCGGTTGGCAACCTCTGGCACAAGCTTGGATGCCGGGGGGCGAGGAGCTTTCTGCTCCCGCTTGGGGGCATTCTCTTTGCAGTGCGCGGCGGTCTTCTGGCCCGTCGCCATGATCGTGATCACCCGGCACGGCCCGACTTTCTCAGACGAGATCTTGCCGTCGCGCGATAATGCCAAGATGCATCTGGCAAACGAACTTTTGGACAGCCCAATACGCGCGGCCAGCGTCCTGTCTGTCGGGCAGCGTTCGTGCGCTGCGGCAATCTCAGACACCAAGGCAAAGACCTTCCTTCGGTTATCTGCAAGCTGCTTGATCTGGGCAGCAGATCGTTTTTGCATCAGTCACCTCCTTGCTGATGACCCACCCTGCCATCACTGCCGGGAGAGGTGCAAGATTTTTTTTAAGAAAAATGATTTTTGTCGTTGACCGTCCGTGATTGTCTGCGGTAATCTTTTTTCAGTTGGACGGGAGATATGAAAATGGCACGCGAGACAACAGATACCCAGCTTGGAAGCTTCTTCGACACAGCCGAGGTCATGCTCGACCTGGAGTTCATGAAGTTTCGCGTGACATACCGCGAGCGGCCAGAGCGCGATTACGACGGCAGCCGGTACACCTACGTTGAGGTGAGCCAGGTCTATGTAGGTACGACCAATGTGCCGCTCGCGGAAACCTTCGTGATCAACGACGAAGAATATGAGCCCCACAACTACCAGAGCATCTGGGAAGCGGCGCAGTGCGCTGCGGAGTGCCACGCGGGGCGTTGAGCCCCGCACAGGGAGGCCACAATGGAAGATCAGAGGAGTTATGACGTGACACAGGGCATTGCTGCAGAGCAGCTTCAGGGCATCATCTTCCGCATTGAGAACTTTGAGGAGCGGAAGGCTGAAATTGCCGGGTACATCCGCGACGTTTACGCCGAAGCTAAGGGCGATGGCTTTGACGCCAAGATCCTGCGCCAGATCATCCGCCTGCGGAAGCTCGACAAGGCCGAGCGTCAGGAGCAGGAGGCCCTGCTGGATCTGTACACACACGCCCTCGGAATGCGGGAGGAATAATCATGTCTTACGTTAACATTTCGGTGATTAACGACGATGCGGTGACGGTTCAAAAGCACCCGTCCGACAATAGCGTTGTGATCCGGTTCGGTTGGCCGACCTATGTGTCGCTGACCCGCGATGAAGCCCTCAAGCTGGCTGCGGACCTGACCGCGCTGTGCGCCCCGGTCGAAGCCGTTGCTGAAGAGGCAGCAGAGTGACCCCCATGGAACTGGAGCGCCGGCGCAGTAGCGTCGGTGCTTCAGACGCCACGATAATCATGACCGGCACGCCTGAAGAGGTTTTCACTCTCTGGGGGGTCAAAACCGGACGGAAGCCGTATAGCGATCTGTCCGACGTGTTGCCGGTGCAAATAGGGATCGCCACCGAGAGCCTCAATTTGGATTTTGCACAGCGCAAACTGGGGATGACTATCACTCGCAGCGTGGGCGTTCAGACGCATCCTGATACTCCGTGGCTGACGGCCACGCCTGATGGCTGGCTGATGGACGAGCGGTGCCCGGTGGAAGCCAAGCACGTCAACCAATTTAGCAAAATTGACGATGTCGTGGCGAAATACGCGGCGCAGATCCACGTCCAGATGATGGTGACAGACGCCCATCAAGCCTACCTGTCGGTGATCATTGGGACCATGACCCATGAGATCAGGCGGGTCCATTTTGACTGGGCGTACGCTGCCGAAGTCCGCGACCGCTGCGAGACGTTCTGGCGGTACGTCCAGACAGACACCCCACCTCTAGGCTGGGCACCGGCTGGCCCGCCGGTTGAGTACACAACCATGCGGACAGTTTCCATGCAGGGACACAATGAGTGGGCCGTTGCAGCCGACGATTGGCTGGGCACCCGGCTTTCAGTGGCTTTGCATGATGCGGCCAAGGCCACGATAAAGGGGCTGGTCGAGGCTGATGTCCGCAAAGCCGAGGGCCACGGTATTACGGTAACCCGCGCTAAGAACGGCGCGATCACGATCAAGGAGGCATGACATGAGAACATCTGAGAGCATCTCCGCTCTGGCCGCTGCCCTTGCCAAGGCCCAGGCGGTTATTGAGGGGGCCGTCAAAGACAGAGCCAATCCGGCATTTCGCTCAAAGTATGCCGATTTGTCCGCCGTCTGGGATGCCATCCGCGGGCCGCTGACCTCGAATGGCCTGAGCCTCGTCCAGATGCCCGATATAGACGATGGGGAGCCGGTGCTGGTCACCCGCCTGCTGCATGAGAGCGGTGAGTGGCTGGAAGGGACGTATCTCCTGCGCCCGATCAAGGAAGACCCCCAGGGCTACGGGTCTGCAATCACCTACGCCCGGCGCTATGCCGCCATGGCGGTGTGCGGCGTGGCTCCAGAGGACGATGACGGCAACGCAGCGTCTGGTCGAACGGCGGTGGCTGCGATCAAGGATGACGTTAAGCCGAAGCCCCCGGCAATCCCGGCGGAACTGAAGGCCGAGGCCGACAACCTTCGGGCGATCATTGATGACAGCACCGGGGAGATTGCCCTCAAGTTGATCATGAAGAACAGCGCGGGCCTGCTGGAGCGCCTGGGGAAATACTCTCCATCAGCGGTCAAATGGCTTGAAAATCACGCAGAGAAGCACCTCGCTATGCTGCTGGAGAAGGAGTGAAGTCATGAGCAGGATGGACGTAATTGTGTTCAGACAGGGCAAGGACAAAAAGTTTGCCCACAAGATTGGCTCTGCCATGCGTAAAGATGACGGGTCGATCAGTGTCTGGCTGGACAGCCTCCCGCTGCCTGACGAGCGTGGCACGGTCAACATGGTCATCCAGGTGCCGCGGGAGCGTGACAGCGCACCGTCGCGCGGGGACGGCTACGCAGATCGTGGGCGGGCCAGCCAGCGCCCGCTGGACGATGATGTGCCGTTCTGAGGTGAGCCATGGAGCGGTCGATAGACGAATTTCTGACTGAATGTCAGATGGTCCTCGAGGAGGCCGCCGTGGCTGAAGGGGAAGCGATGCGCTGCGAGAAGCTTGAAAAGAGCATCTTCAGCGCCATCGTGACCTCAATGGACGGCGCTCTTGGCCGGGCTGAACATGCAGCCAGGTGCCATGAGAAATACATCAGCGCCAGCGAAGAGGCCACGACGGCCAGGATCGCCGCTGGTCTTGCAAAGGCCAAGGCCGACCTCGCCAAGATGCGGTGGGAAACCTGGCGGTCGCGTCAGGCCAACCGGCGCGCAGAAATGAACCTGAAATAAGGAGGCAGATATGTACAAGATTGAGAAAGGCGTCCCCATTCCTAACGGCGGCAAATACCCATTAACCGACATGGGCGTGGGGGACAGCATCCTGGTGTCTAAGGAAGATCTGATGGGCCTGCGGGCGGCCATCCAAAAGGCGCAGCGGACCGTCAAAATGCGCTGGATGACCAGGGCTGAAGGCGAAAATTGCGTCCGCGTATGGCGCACTGTCTAAGGCTGCTGATCCTGCTGGTGATCAGCCTATGCGGCTGGGTGCTTTGGTCCGATGAGGTCGGCCCAGAGGCCCAGCCCACCTTGGAACAAGCTGCGCTATGGCGCATGATGGTGCGAGAAAGGTTAACACAATGATGCTCATCGCGCAGATCACGATTGGCGTGTTTCTCGCCCACGTCCTGCTCAACATCATGGACATATTGATGGGCGGCCATGACGCCCAGTGATTATGCCGTTGAGGTTGCCCTGGAGCATGTGATGTGGCTGCGGGAGGCCGGTTGGACCCCCGCCCACATTGCCAGCCTTGTGGGGGTCAAATACGCACCAAGGACGGCAGACAATTTCCTGGGCTATGATGATGCTGTCTATGCTCTGGCCCGGGCTTGGAACGGGCTTGTAGGCGTGCGGGGAGATGTCCATGGCATCCGAGAAATCGACGGGCTGTAGCCTCCAGGGAGGCGATGAGTACGATATGTTGACCAAGGCACGGCAGTTCCATAAGCGCCGCCCGGGCGATGCAAAGAAGGCAAAGGCGACATTCAACCGGCGCGTCAGGCGCGGAGGCAAGCGTGACACCAGAACAGCAGATCTTGTGGATGGCCCGAATACTCTCGACCCCCTGGGTTGAGATGTACCGCCGTTCATCGGGGTGGGATGAGACAGACGGCGCCTTGTTCCAGCCTATGCCCGATTGGGCCATGGACAAGGCGGCACGTTTGTTTGCATCAGGGTGTCGTATCGTGCATTCTGCGCCGGGGACAGAATGATGATCTGAGGCATGATATGGAGATACCCTGTGCGCTTCCTTGTGACCATGAACATGGCGTCAAAGTCCAATAACCTGGTGCATCAGGTCATATGCGATTACCCTGTAGAAAGCATTGAAGAATTCCTCGAAGAATTAACCAACGAAGACTTCATTCTTTGCGAGCATTACTACAGGGAAAGCCCGAACAAAGTCACGCTCTGGACGCTTAAAGGCAAGATGATCCTCAATACATCCCTTATTGGCAAGGTGATGGAGTTTGTGGACTAGATATTCTCATTTGCCACGCTCAAAGCCTTAACCACGGCCTCATCCGGCATCTCCAGAAGCGGTTCGGTCGTTTGGCTGATCCGCTTCTTTGCCGTCTCGGCTGCCCGCACCAAGGCGCCAGCCTGGCTTGCGTGATCAAGGATGCGGCCGCCAGCGCGATAGCCTACACGACCGCCGTCAGCGCGGCCCCCGGCTTGTTGTTGTGCCTGGCGGGCCTCGCGCACTTCTCTGTCTGGGTTCTCAGCCATCAAGGACGCTGTCGGGTTCACCATGAGCCGGCGGAATGTATCCGCATCGCCCCGGCTGTTTGTCACTGCGTCCTGATATGCGCGGGACCATCTACTGATCTGACGGGCACTGACCGGATTTGACAGATATTCAGACAGCCCTCTTGTCCCTACAAGGCCTACAAGCGTTTCCGCCATGTTTGTGTAGAGGCCCACGCCGCCACCCGCCATAACAATATTCTGGGCGGTGCCTGAAGGATTGGTAAAGCCCTCAAGCTTCTGGCCCAATTTGGCAACATTTGTAATGTCTTCAATTGCGTCTCTGGTTGGGCTTCCCGTTGGACCAAACATAATGTCCCGGCTTGCGGGGGGCATTTTGTTGAGAGATGTCGCAAAAGAACCTGGGCTAAATTCATTTTTAGCCGTGCGGCCCATTTGAGAGATTGTCCCAGACAAAAATTCGTTCCATTGATCAGGCGGCACAATGCTCTTCGCCGTCCGCAGCAAGCGCAAATCAGCGCCTCTTGTAGATGAAGCCGCGGTCAGCAAGCGCCCAAACACGGCTTCCGCCGGAACTTGGTCAGGATCTACATTTGGGCCGCCCATAAGCTTGGCAAGGCGCGCATTTGTGGCTTTGATTTGCCTTGTAAAAGAATTTGCCTCAGTCCAGGCTTGTTTGGCGGCAGGACCGCCAGCATTCTCTGCTGCTTGCCCAAGATCATCAGTCAAAGCGGCATAAATGCGTTTCAATTCGCCATTTGAAATGCCTTGGCTGGTCATGGCTTGAGGGTTTTTTAAAAGCTCGCCAACCCTGCTTCTTAGCCCCTTAACACCCTCATATGTTAGAGGAGTAGAAAGCGCAGACTCAATAAACTTGACCGCAGGAATTGGAGAATTGTAAAGGCCCTGCGCGTCATATTCTTGCTGCAACGTTTGAGCTATTCGATTTGCATTAAGCAATGGTGTTGTGGCGTTGGGGTTAGTGATGGCGTTATCAACAGCATCATATTTTGCCGCAATCGCATTACTTGTCTTTGGCCCCATCCAGTCAACCAAGGCCGTCTTTGCCGCCTGTCCACCTTGTTCTGCGGTTCCGCCGCCCAAGCGAGAAACTAGCCCCGCTGCAGACGCCTGCAGTTCACCCAATGACCTTGCGGACGCTTGCGACAAGGGTTCACCGCCCCAAGGAATGATCTTGAGCGTTTGGCCCGCACGCTGAACAAGCTGGGACGGGTTCACGGCGGCGTTGGGCAAAGAAACGCCCAGACGGTTCGCAGAAGCCGCAACGGAACTGGGGTCATATGAAAACCGCGAACCCAAAAGGTCGGTGCCAACATTGGCACTTAAGCCGCCAACCAGATTTCCTAGTACGTTTGCGGCGGGCTTCAGAGGATCTGGGGCAAAAGTCTCTGCAGTGGTGCCAAGCGCACTTCCGGCAAACTCCCCGGTTGCTTGGCTGGCTGTCTGACCGACCGTCGTGGGTGAGCCCTTGCCAATAGTCTGGATGACGCCGGCAGTGGTGGGAGCCATCCTTGAAATTGCGCTTGGAAGCTGGGCTGCAACGCCCCTTGCTGCAAGTGGGATTGAGAGAGCCAATGGGACAGCCGCCCCAGACGATTGAAGCACGTTCTCAATATTGCTTCTGGGCTGAAATCTTGGCTGGTCAACTTGCATGAGGCTCTTGAGCCAGTCGCTGCCCATGACAGTGTCAGCAGATGACTTCGGGGCATATCCCTCTGGCAGGGTTTTCCTCATAGCGTAGCTGACGGCGTCAGGGAGGGCGCCCACCACGTTTGCCAAGCCTCGATTGAAACCTACGAGAGGCGATATCGCAGTGGACTCAGTCGTAGGCCGCATGGCGGCCGCAGCGGGAACGTCTGGGGTGACCGTCCCGCTGTCTATGGCAGCTTGATTAACGTCCAGCGTGGGCTTGGGCGTGGGCTGCGCGGCAGGCGAGGGCTTGGCGGAATACTTTGCCCAGGGGCTGTTTGGATCGACTTCGGTTGCCATTTTCAGTCCTCACTGCCGTGTCTCAGGAACCTGTATTCCATGGGTCTTGCGGTAGTCTGCAGGGGAAAGCTCTTTCTGTGTCAAAGGTCTGTCGAGCTTCTCAGGCTGGTATTGTGGGCCAAGGTAAACAAACGTGTCGCCAGGGTTTATGCCCACGGCGGCGTATGCTTCAGCCGCCTGGGGGTCCATACGATCTGGCAAGACGTATGTTGCGCCAACGGTCATCTTGTCAGGCGGGGGAACGTCCATACCCCTGAAGGTGCCGATCTGCGAGGCCGCCGTCTTGATGAAATCATCCATCGGGTTGGCTTCGGTCCAGGCGTTCTGGAAGGCCGACAAACTGGTCCAGCCCTGCGTCTGAGCCACGCGCCAATCTCGCTGGAACTGGTCCGCCGCCATGAGCGTGCCAAGCTGCTCGCTGACAAGTTTGTGCGCGGCAACAGGGTCAAGATTTAGTGTTGCTGACCCAGACTCACTCATTTCGGCAAATTCAGATTGCGTGAACTGTGGGTTGAGGGCCTTCAAGTTCTCCATAGTGGCGTTGACTTTGTTCTTCTGGAACCAGTTTGCTGCCGCCACCGCATCCATATCGCCGCCCAAAATCTGCTGCGCGACTTCAGGGGCGCCTATAGAAGTGGCGTATTCAGCAATAAGGCGGGCTGTGTCTGGCACCCTGCCGGCAGCAACGGATTTATACGCCGCAGCCATAGCAAAAGAGCGGTGGATTGACGTTTGAATGTTTGCCTGATTGCCCAGTGTCGCTTTAGCCAAAGCGGCATCTTGCTCAATCTGCTGGGCCTGTGCCGGCGAAGGTTGTTGCTGAACGGCTCCCGGCGGCAAATTCACTTGGGGAAGGCCGCCGCCAGCAGGAGCTTGGGGGATGGCCGTTTTGATTGTGCCAAACGATGGATCTACTTCCGCTTTAGTACGAGTAGGCGGCTGTTCTTCCGGCGTGACGGGAGTAGCTTCAACAGGGGCTGTCGCGCTGCCCGCGGCCGGTCTGCCGCCTGCCGCTGGCGCCGCGCCGGGAGCGCCGCCGGGAGCGCCCGCAGGGGCTCCTCCAGCGCCAGGCGGTATCCGAACAACACTGCCGTCAGGCATAATTCTGGTGCCGGTCTCAATCTCAACCCCGGCCCGTGCCCGGAGTTCTGGCGCAATAAAGGGAAGTGCAGCACTGCGTTCTGCGGTAGTCCTGGAAGCGGCTTCTATGGCTACCTGACGTGCCTTGGCTTCAGCAAAACCAGGGATAGGTACGACTTGCCCATCTTTATAGACAACGCCGCGCTCCATGATGCCGTTCATGGAGTTGCTGATGGTCTCAGCCGCAGCGAATTCTCCTGAAGCCAAGGCCGCCTTATAGTTTTCCACAAGCCTGGGCATATTTTGATTAAGGGGGACGCCCTGCCAGAACGGACTATTGCCGGCAGGCATTGCGCTAGCCGCGGCTGCTGCGGGCGAAATTGCGGGCGGCATTGCCGGCGCAACGGGCGCAGCGCCAGGCGCGGCGGGAGAGGCCGGGGCAGTAGCTGGCTGGGCTCCGCCCAAGCCTGGAGCGGCACCGCCGCCAACGGCAGGGCCTCCAGCCAGGCCGGGAGCGGCTGCTGTGGGTGACGGCATCTCTGCAGGCATTGACCCGCCAAGGCTTGGGGCAGCGCCTCCAGCCGGGACAAGGCCGCCTGCAGTCGGGATTTCAGGTACAGTCGTAGATCCGCCACCAATAGTGGGGAAGCCCCCTAGCGACTTCTGGAATGCGTCAGCAAAATCTTGGCCACCCAAGATATCATTATAAGTTGTTTGAGGCGCGCCAGTAGCCATTGACTCGCCCAGCCTTATTTTCCTGAGCATTGAGGTCAGTTCAGCACCGGCTTTCAGGCGTTGCAGAGCAACTTGTTGAGCCGTCAGGCCAAGCCTGCCCTGCTCAAGGCCGAACTGGCGCATCTGCTGGGCGGACTGAGCGCCCGCACCCAAACCGGCGGCAAGGGCTACGCCAAGTTCTCGCGTCGGGGCCGTGCCCATAGCCGCAATGCCTGAAACCAGCGGGATCAGGTTGTCAGCCTTTGATAGCTTATCAAGCGCACCCGGCACCGCCTCTACACCCCGGCGGATGAAGCCTGGCGTGGCGTTGGCAATGCGGTCAAAGAGCCCAGGATCTCTGGCCTTATCAACTGCATCTTGAAGCTGTTGGTCTGTAATTGGAGTTCCACCAACATCATAACCGCGCCGACCAGCCAAACCGCCCGAGGCAAAATGCCCCCGCTTGGCTGCATCCTTGGTCGCAGCGTCATAATCAACCGTCTTGTAGTCCCCCGCACTGCCAACAGCATCAGGGTGATGGCGCTCGACCTCCTGCGCCAACAGCCCGATCTGGGTGCGGGGATCGCCCTTATAGCGATACGAATAGACCGACTGCCCATCAAAGGTCTTGCCGATGTGCCGGATGTCTTCTTTGAGGCGTTTGTCTGAAAGAAACGCCAAGAAAGGCAAGGCCGAAGCGATTGAAGACCCAATCCCGGCAAGCCCGCCAGCGGCGCCGGCGGCCCCAGCAGCGCCAGCGGCAGCAGTCCCTGCACCGGCTGCGCCTGCAGCGGCACTGCCAAGGCCAGCGGCAGCACTGCCTGCACTGCCAAGGCCAGCAGCCGCTCCCCCTGCCTCGCCAAGGGCGCCAGCGAGCTTTGCGGCCTCCAAGCCTTCCTTGGCTGGGCCAAATAGCGAACCGATGTCTTGGCCCATATTGATTAGACCAGAGGTCGTGCCGGCTATCTGACCAAGGCCGCCATCGCCACCGCCACTGGTAGGGGCCGACTGAGATGCGGGGGCTGAAGACTTAGCTCTGTTGGCGTCAGCCTCAGTATCTTTGACAACATCAGACAGAACAGATCCTTGAGACTGCCCGTAAGGCAAAGATCCGCCCAAGTCGTAATTGGGACGAACAAGGCCGCCGGAAGCTCTTTTGCCCGGGGTTGACGCCATAAGAGGATCTGTAAAGGTAGAATAATACTGGTCCCTGCCCCAGTCGTAAATGTCGCCGGCAGTGTTGTATATGTCTTTGCCACCCTTGTAGGTCGAAGTGACTTGGGTGCCGGTGTCCAAGGCCTGCTGGAACGGAGACTTCTGTTGCTGCGGCGGTTCAGCGGAGCGCGAATGAAATACGTTGGCTAGATCCCCGATATTCTGCTCAGGGGTGGCAACGCCGTAAGCCCCTGTACCCGGCTGATGGCCGTACATGCCAGCCGTCTGATACGGGAACATGGCCTTCTGTGCGGCAAGGATTTGGTAGATATCGCCGCCAATAGGCATCCCGCCGTCCGCAAACCCTTCGCCAGCATTGCCATAGCCAACGCCGCCGCCTTGGGAGGCGACCAAGCCGCCACGATAGAAGTGCCCTCGATCCGCCGCCTTCTCAGTGGCGCGGTCATAGTCCACGGTCTTGTAGCCGCCAGCGAGGCCAACAGCCTTGGGGTGATGCCGCTCGACCTCTTGGGCCAGAAGGCCGATCTGGGTCCGGTTGTCGCCCTTGTAACGGTAAGAATAGATGTCCTGGCCGTCAAACGTCTTGCCAACGGGCTTGATGTCTTCCTTGAGCCGCTCGTCTGAGAAAAAGCCCCCGGGCTGCGTGGTCGTGGTCGTGGACCCGGACAATGCGCCTGTGCCCATGGCGATGTTTGCCAAGAACTGGGCCACCTGGAAGGGATAACCTTGTTCCTGAAGGAACTGGTTGTACTGGGCGGACAAGTCAGCCTGCTCAGTCTGCTGTTGCAGCGTACCGGCGCCGATTTGGGCTTGCGCGCCCTGCAGGGCAGAAGATTGGGCCTGCGCGCCGAGGCCGCCTATGCCCTGCCCTGCCGCAAGTTTGCGGGCAAGATCAGCCGCCTGCGCCTGATATGCCAGCCCCTGCTGCTGCTGGGCCGTGCCCACAGCCTGCGTGTAGCCTTGCTGGCGAAGCTGGGCGAGGATCTGCTGGTTTGAGAGGGCCTGCTGCCCGGCAAGGTTGGCCTGTGCAATCCCGGCGCGGTCGCCGCCAAACGCACCCTGAGAAATGGCATTCCCGGCCAGTTGCGTGGCCTGCTGGCGGTTCTGTTGTTCTTGGGTGCGCTGCGTGGCGTTAACCACATTCTCAGTGTAGGGGCTCAAGTAACGATCAATATCAAGCTGGCCAGGCGTGGCAGTGCCAGACCCAGCGCGCATAAGGCCACCAGCCTCATTGAAATAACTCTGACCGACATTTGCGGCATTGTTAATGCCCTCAATGCCCGCCAGTTGTTGAGGGTTCATACCCGCAACAAATTGCCCCGTATAACGCTGGAACGGCTGCGCGGCGACTTCTTCGGCACGTTTGTTGACTTGGTTATAACGCCGCAGGACATCTTTCGGTATCTTGACCGATGAAGATGAAGTTCCGCCTTTGCCGCCGCCGCCCATGTTTTAGCCTTTCAAGTGACAGGCAAGAGCTTGCCCGCTTCTTGCGTTTGCTCCAAGGATGGCTCATGCCATTTCCCTGTCTCGGCCCCATAAAGCCAGAAGGCCCCTGCGGGTTCGCCAAATTGCCTCTGGTACATCTTGACCTTGGCCTGGGTGCGGAGGTTGGACAGAACGCCAATCACCAGAGGCAGGCCAAGCGTGTCGGCAACTTGTTTACTGAATTCGCAAAGACGGCGCGCTCTGCCGCCCTTCGCACTTCTGTACTCAGGATGGATGAAAATGCCCTTTTCTTCAATTACCTCTTGAGGGGCGTACCACAGATTGCCAATCCTCAGAAGAACGGCACCTTCAACCAGTCCGCCAGGCTCTCCTACAATCCCGATAATGCCCTGGTGTTGGTTCAGGGCAGACCAGATATGCTCCAGAATCATTGTTGGCTCTGGAACCAAGAACCCATTTTCTTCACATGCCTGCATCGCCAATGACATGCACTGATCAACATCGTCAGGCGTGCCCACTCGCACTTTCAATTCCATATCAAATCTCCTGGTTTGCTCCCTAGTCCTTCTTTGGACCAGGCAGCTTCTTCAATGTCTTGACGGTCTTTGACCGCTGCTGCTTGACGAACTCATCCAGTATCTTGTGCCCGTCATCTAGGCTTCCGCTGCCTAGGGCGGAAACATCTTCAGGTGATATCACATATTCGCCACCGGCTGCGACGATTGGGACGGTGTCTGTAGGGCCGCCCTCCGCTTTACCGGGCGATGGCACGCCGTAGGGAAGGCCGCCGCCGCCGTAAGGCATCCCGGCCCCCAGCTTCTTCTGGCCGTAAGCCCCGGCAGAGAAGATGGACTTTGCCACCTTGAAACCCGCCATCGTGTTGCCCTCGCCCATTGAACTAATGATGTCGGCAGGAATGACGTAGGCCCCAGACGGGACATGGATCGGAAGATGGTCAGTGCGACCGGCCACCGTGCTGTGGATCGGGCCAACGTGGACCTTGGTCTTGGTGCCGCCCATACGGGGCATTCCGCCCTTGGCATACTCTAGCATCCCGCCGCCCGCCTTGGCGGTACGCTCGGATGCCTTGAAAGCATCGGCTGTAGGCGCGCCTTCAGACCCGGGCTTCCGCATCTTCTCTTTCGACCCGCGGGCAATGCGCTCCTGCTTGGCGTGGATGTTGGCATAGAGGCCTCCACCACGGGCCTTCCCGGTGCGGTGCTTTAGGACAAGGATGGGGTGCTGCTCTGAGGGAATTGCCTTCTTTGCCCGTTCTTCGTTGCCCTGCCACCATTGATCAACTTGGTCTTTGACAAATCCCTTGGTGGGCAATTTGACCACGGGCTTGTTCTCGGCGTAGTTCAAGACATCCTCGACGCTCCATCGCCGCCCGTCTTCATCACCAAACGTGCTGGCCGAGAAGAAGTCCCCCTTTTTGCGGTTGACTTCAGCCATCTTGTCCAAGGCGGCGGCGCGCTCTGGAGACAGTTGCAGGTGGTCAATGTCATTGCTGCTGATGACCCGGGCCGGAATAGATGGGAGCCCATTCATCAGGGCATTCTTACTGCGGTTGAGGCCGTCGATGATGCTGTGGGTGTCAGAGTTCATATCAGAGAGGCTGCCGCCATCTCCCTTGGCGACCCGGCGCGCCACGTCCAGCGCAGCCGCCACCGCCTGATCTTGCGGGTGACCAGAGCGAACCATCTCAGAGACGTTCCGGCTGATCGTCTTCTGGCTGCGGCCTTTGGATAGGGGCATGTCTGGCCTCACGGGGTCGGAGTGTACGCAATGGCGCAGTTCATGCTGGCGTCGGTCTTAATAACGAGGCCCTTAGAATAGGCCAAATTGACTGCGTAATAGGACAGCCAGCCAGTGGTGTTTGCCGGGAGGCAGGCAAAGATCAAGTTGGTCGCGGCGACCGCGCCGGTTGTGGCGCTGTCATAGACAAACACTTGACCGCTGCCGCTGTGCGCCGGGATAGAAACAGCAAACAGCCGACCAGTCCCCGCAACAATAAGCTGGGTTGTACTGGCGGCAACCGTCGTTGATGTCGTAGACGGGCCTGAATTGAGAGATATCTGATCAAGATTATCCGCAATCCGCTTAAAGAAGACGGCGAGGTTGTTGATGGCAATGACGCCATTCTTCTGGACGGTGAGGATATCCCCGCCGCCAGAAACCATGTTTTGATTGCCACCTTCGGCCATTTTCTACTCCTAGAACCGGCCATCAGGCTGGAGACGGTAGCGAATATTGCCCAGACGCCAGAACGAGCCCAAGTCGCTGCTCGACACCGCGATTGAGACAAGGCGGCCACGCATCCTGGGCGTGACGTAGGTAGTGGATTGGGTCACCGGGAACGGCCCGTACTGCGTTGGGGTCTGCCCGGCAAAATCAGTGGCGAAAAAAGTGATGCTTACTGTCGCGTCTTGCGACCCGCCGTAATAGCCCCACCGCATGTCAGGCCAGATTTGGTCCACAAAGGTTTTCTGATCCGCCTCGTCTAGGGCAAAATACCCTGTTTGGAAGCTCGACAACATCGGCTCGCCATCAGCGTCAGGGGAGGTTTCGTGCTGGTAGATTGTCCCGCCAGAGGCCCCGATGGGCGGCCCAAGGACCGATTGGTTGATCCAAGCTGTACGGTGAAGGTTCCCAAAGTCCCAGGTGTTTAGGCCGATGTTGTACTTGGCGTACTTGACCGGATGAACCGGATCGGTCGTGGGGTAGAACCAGCCGACCTCATTGAAACGGCTATTTGGGGCCACCCTGATCTCACGAAGCTTGGTGGTGTCCAGATCTTGGAAAATCACGTCCCAGATTGGGCAGAGGATTGGCTCAACCCCGCCCCCGGCATACCGGAAGAACTGGCTTTGGCTCATCCAATAGGCCACGCCGCTCATGACGGTGACCGCCTTGGGCGCAATCAAGCCGCAGCCGACGCCGACCTCGTTAAAGCCGTACACCAAGGGGGGGCCAACGTATTGCATGGCCCAGAGCGCCAAGTCAGTCCAGAACAGGCCCTGCTGCTGGGCCTGCACCGCACCGACAATCTCAGACCCTCGGGGAATTTCATAACTGCCCGCCTGATTGACGGTCGTGCCTATCCAAGCGGTCAGATCGTTTGCGTCTGAATAACGGATCAGGAGAGGGTCTTGGATGCCGCTGAAGGTTGTCCCCCAAGCCACAATTTGCCTCTGGGGCATTGCCACGAAAGCCCCGGCGTTAGCTGCCGGCGCGGTCGGTATGATCGTGGCAATGGAAGAGCCAGAGGTGGGGTCGTAGATGTAGATCGGCCCACCATACGGCACAGCGACCAGCAGGCTGCCGTAATTGTCGAGCGTCCAGTCAGTGGCAGTGATCGCCGTTCCAGTGTTGCCAGGCGAGAGCGCGGAGGACGTGCCATATGGGCCATCGCCGTAATTGCCCTGGCCGTAAGTTCCGCCGACCGTTGTTATAGGGCCGAGGCCGACAAAATACTGGAACTGAACCAGCCCGCCGTTCTGATAGACGGACGCAGTGGATGTCGCCGGGGATGGGGCCTGGAGCGTGAACTCATACACTGATGGCACTGACGTGACGATGTAGTTGCCCACCGGCATGGTCAGGCCGCCGACCGTCACGGCAACCAGGATTGGGTATTCCCGGCCCACCGTAAGGCCGTGATTGGACAGAGTAAGGGTGACGGAGGATGACCCTGATGCTGTGGTGAATAGTGGAACCGCTCCAAAATTGGAGACGGTGCCGAAAACGGTTACCGCGGCTGTTGTGGCGTTGGCATATTTGACCGATGTCGTGGTCGTAGGCGAAGTAACGATGTAGGTGCCATTGTAACCAGAAGGCGTCACGCCCGCGACGGTAATAGTGCTGCCGACCTCAAAAGTGTACGGGCCGGCAAAATTCATCGTCGCGGTCGTGCCACTACCGCTGCCGGATGTGATTGTCTCGGATGCGGTTGTCCATAGAGCAAGTTCAGGATTTCCCAGTGTATCTCGAGCCTGAATGATGTAATCCGTAGCACTTACCGCTTGACACTGGTACGCGCCAAACAAAATAAGCCCGCCAACACTTACTGGAGTTTGAATATATACAGAAGTGTAGCTGCTAATAGAGTTGGCATTAAAGAAAGTTCCGCCGCTAGCTGCGGCAGTTGTAGAATTACGGTAACTAACTGATGTGGTGGTTGAGGCGGTTACTGTATATGTGCCGTTGTAGCCAGCAACAGACACCCCAGAAACAGTAATTACAGTGCCAACCGAATATGTAAATGGCCCAGTAAAGCCCAGAGTTACGGTGGCTCCATTTCCGCTAACTGAAGTTATGGACTGGGTGACGCTGTCAGTAATCGTGACAAAAGAACTTCCAGCCGTAGTCTCAAAACGAACAGTTGAGCTATCCGTAAAGGTCTGCGGGGTGATGGCGTTGAGAACATCGCCATAAGCGGAGACGGCGCTTCCTGTCGTGGTCGCCGCCCCGGTAATGGGGCTTAGGTAGCTGACCGTAGTGGACGTTGATGCTAGCACGGCATAATTGCCGTTGTAGCTGGTCGGGACCAGGCCGGTCACGACAATGTTTGTTCCGACCGGGAAGGTGTATGGACCGGCAAATGTGAGGGTCACCACGTTGGTATCTGAACTTACCGTCCCGCCAGTGGCTGCTGCTGTTGTGGTATTTGCATAGCTTACGGACGTGGTAGTGGATGCCGTTACAACATAAGTTCCATCATATCCAGCAACAGATGTGCCAGAAACAGTAATGTTTGTTCCAACAGGGAATGTATACGACCCAGAAAACCCCAAAGTAACAGTAGTTCCATTGCCGCTGATTGACGTAATGGACTTAGAAATAGTATAGGCAACGTCAGTAATTGCTTGGGACGTAAGTAGAGCGCCAGGCTGAATTGTGTTGAGAGACGTTTCCGCCCCTACCGCCAGATAGTTAGTCCCGTTTAAGTCAGCCCAGGCCCACATATTGCGGATGGTTGAACTGATTGCGCTGGCAAAGAACTTGGTCCAGCCGCCCAGCTTCTGAGGCAAGCCAAGGCCGCTTCGGTCCGGGATGAAACGAATAAGCTGGCTCTGCGAGATTGCCGCTTCATTGAGGGCGGGCGTCTTGTTCTGATCAACCCCGGGAATGACCTTGAGGCTTGCGTGGGGCATGGTTTATCCCCTGGTCGGAGTTGCGACGGGCGACGGCGACATTGAGGTCCAGCCAGAAGACTGAAACTTCTTGCGGGCCTCCTCAACCATCGCGCCCTGCATCAGGGTCTTGTATTGGCTCTCGTAAGAGACGGCCATCTGAGGATCGTCATTCGCTCGACCAAAATTTCGCTGGTAGCCTGAGATATAGACCATTGAAGCCATGATCAGGAGATCGGGCAGATACAAGCTGATGAACGTGGTTTGCGTTGCCGGATCAGCCGAGAGAGATGCTGGCCGATACGTCCCAACCACCTCAACAGAGTAAGCCTGATCAGGCCATGGACCCACCAAGATGGTGCTCTGGTTAAACAGAGCAAAGTAGGCGGGAACCCCAGCAGATGCGGAGCTAGGGTACACGTTGTCGATGAATTCTTTAGTTGCGGGCAGGAGCGTCACCCTGGTGCCGCTGTTTGCTATGTCAACGTTTGCCGGCGTGATTACGTTGATCTGCTGCAGCGCCACAAAATCGTTTGCTGGGATCGCAAGGCTGCGCGAACCAATGCTGAAATTGTACCCTGTCAACGCCTGGGTGGTCGAGAGGAAGTCGAGGTCGCGGTAGATCCTGTTCTCTGCATAGGTCAGCATCTGGGGCAGGATCGTCAGGAACGCTGAGTCAGTCGGAGAAACCACCGCCAGAGTAGAGATCTGGTTGACGTAATCATTATAAGTCAATCCGGTGGTCATTGCGGCTCCTTAATCTGCCATCAGCAGAGCATCAGCCTGAACTTCAGCAACCCGCTTGGCCCAGCCTCGACCAAAGGTAGGCCATGTAGGGAGGCGCTGCATGAACGTCAGGCGAATATCGCAGATCTTCTTGATTAAGTCTTGGGTGTTCTTGCCGTTTGTCGCCGCAAGGGTGTTTGGTCCGATGATGCCATCATCAATTAGGCCAAGAGCCTGCTGCAGAATGCGCCCGGCCCGAGACACGCCAGAATTAACGGCGATGTCAAAGACGGCATAGTCCACGCCTGACGGCAGGGCGTCCCCCTTAACCTTGTCCCAATAGCTCTTCTTGTAGAGCGGCGCGACCATATGCGGTTTAAGGGCGCGCATATCAGCCTCCTCAACGGAGTGGCCGACGTGCATCTCCCAAGTCTGTCGCGTGACGCCCAGATTGGTCATGCCGCCTGGGTCAGACTTGTGGTTCACGAAGCCGCCTTCGTGAGACAAAAGCATCGCCAAGCAGAGGTCAAAATTGCCCTTCATTTGCGTGCAACCCCGGCCACTTTTTCCGCTGTTCGCATGGCCCCCAAGCCCAACAAGCCCATGAGGACGGTTGATAATGTGTCCATGTCAAATGGAATGGTGATGGGGTCATGACCGAATAACTGGGCCAGCCAATTAAGCAAAGGCAGCAGGATGAAGTGTGCGGCAAACGCCACGCCACATGCCCAGCCGACAAAAGGCCGCCAGCCGCTGACAAAAGGGTTTGTCGAGGCCGCCTCAATCTTGTTGATGTCGATCTGCTGCTGGGCTTGAGCCAAGGCCGCATCCATCTGCGTCTTGATTAGCATGGCTTCAGCAGATGCTTGATCCTTGGGATCAGGCCAAATCTTGGTAATCAACGTGTTGGCGAGGCCAGCAATAGAAGAGATTGGGTCCATTACTTGTCCACCTTCCGATGTTCAAGGGCGTCTATCTTATCAAAGATCTTGGCACAGATTTCTTTGATCTCGCGGAGGCCATCTGAGAACTCTTCCCGGCGTACATACTTGGCCGGGAGTTCTTTTTCTAAGGTGTGGAGATCGCGGCGCAGTTCAGCCACCGCGTCCCACAACTGCCTGCCCAGCCACCCAAGCAGCGCAAGGGCACCTCCAGCCGCAATGTTGATTAGAGACTGGAGGTCCATGCGCTTATTCCTCGGCGCTGGCGGGAACCAGGGCGGCCTCACCCTGCGACTTGATCGCAGCAATGATCTCAGCGACCTGGACGTAGGGGCCGTTGCCAAGGGCCGCAAGGACGGCATTCCACTGGCTGGCCTTGAGGCTGATATTAATGACCTTATCTTCCATTTTTGTTCTCCTAAGCGGCACCGCGCCGCGCGTGAATATTGCCCGATTAGGCGTAGGCGCGCACCAGCAAACTCCACTTATTCTCATTTAATCCGGCCAGGGCCTTGGTTGATTTGTTCACAATCACCAGTGGGCCAGCGCCGTTCACAACCCTGATAATGATTTGGGTGGATGAGATCTGGGTTGAGTAGCCGTAGTTGTTGCTGCTGAAGGTCTGGCCGTTGTTAAGCGGGATCATGATCTGATCGTTCTGCGCGTAGCCCGCATCTCCACCAGCATCAGTGCATGTCAGGGTGAACGTCACAATTTCAGGTAGGACGGCCATGCCATGGCTTAGGGTGATGGTTTGATTGACCGTCATATTGATGGTGCCGGTTGAAGCATAGCCACGGTTAATAGGCTGAAGGCTGCCGTTCACATAATAGCCTGTTGCGTTGACGGTGCCGACGCCCTGAGAGCCGCCTGACGCCCCACCAATCAAAAGCCCTCGGTCGCTTGCTACGGTCAGGGCCGTATTCCATGAAACGCCGCTGCGTTGTTGAAGGAAAAATCCTCCATCCGTAGTGTCTACGGCAGCTTGGAAGCGATATCCAAAAGTTGAGCCGCTATTATCAAGCGTGATTATGGGCGTTGCTTTTGTGAATGTGATGTTTCCCAAGCTGGTCAGGGCGCTGCCAAGCGTTGGAGTGCCGAGGAGCGAATAGGTGCCCGTCACGTTACCGGCCAGAGCAACGTCTTGAAGCGTCTTGTTGGTCAGCGTTTGGACACCAGACGCCGTAACAATGGTAAGCGGGAAATATAGACTGCCGCCTACATCAGTTGCCGTGGTCCCCGTGGCAAAAGACGCAGATCCGGCGGAAGATGACGTTACTGTATGATTGCCATTGAAATTTGTGGTCCCGCTGATCGTGATGAGGGTTCCCACGATGATAGAGGCAGCGGGAGAGAAAGTGACCGTGGCAACGCCGGAACTGGCGCTACCGACAACCGTGCTGATCGTGTAGGTCTGGGAGTTCGTAATGTTGGCCGTGGCCGGAAGCGTCACTGTCCCCGTGACATTAAGCGCGCCGGCAACCGCCAGGGTCTTGCCAGAACCGATGTTCAAGCCGACAGACGTGCCGGTCCCCGCCGTGGCGAAGACAGCATCAATGATATCAAGATTGTCGTTGAGCGTGCCGCCCCATGCGTTTGTGGAGCCACCCACGGTGGGCAGGGTCATCGCAAGATTGGTGGTTGCCATGGTTGGCTCCTAGAACAGCATGAAGAAGTTACTGGTTGCCGGGGTGTAAGTGATGATGATTACGCCCTGAGCGCCAGCGCCACCGCTTGTGCCGGTGCCGCCAGTGGACCCGCCGCCACCGCCGTACAAACCGCCCGCAGCGCCGCTACCAAAAGTTCCGCCTAAGCTAGTGTTTGCGCCGCCGCCACCGCCACCGCCGCCACCAGAACCAGCGGTGCCGCCTGCGGTGATTGTGTATTCAGTGCCAGCGCCGCCGGGGCCGCCAGTCCCCGCAGCACCTCCAACAGCGCCGCCGCCGCCGCCACCGCCCGCACCGTTTGCTCCAGTACCGCCAGTGCCTCCAAATGCAGTGCCGCCAGTACCGCCAGCGCCGCCTGAATAGCTAAGGCCACCAGCGCCACCCGCTCCACCGCCGCTAGTGCCAATGTTGCCCGCGCCACCAGTACCGGCACCGCCGCCGCCGCCGCTTTGTGTGGCGTTTGCTGGGGCGCCGCCAGTGGACCCGTTGCCAGTATCATCCGCCGCTGAACCGCCACCCGGGCCGCCATTGAAAGATTGGGTTACGCCAGCGCCGCCAGTACCGCCGGAATACTTTGTGCTTCCTACGCCGGAAGCAGAAGATCCACCAGCGCCGCCAGTTGTTGATGTCGCGCCGACACCGCCCTTTGCAAGAGCGCCGTCAGTAGCAAGGGTCGGGGCTGAATTGGCGGTCTTGTTAAGCCAAGTGTCGCCGCCAGTGCCGCCGTTAGTGCTTCCTGATACGCCACCAGCGCCACCAGCGCCGATTGACAGGTATACCGTGGCTCCCGCAGTGATGCCAATGGCGGAAACTGATGAGTACGCTCCACCACCGCCGCCGCCGCGAGAAGCCGTTCCTGAGCCACGACCGCCGCCTGCACCAGCGCCGATGACACGGATCGTGCTCCCTGCGTCATTCCAGTCAGCAGGGACCGTCCAAGTGCTTGCGCCCGTGGTGGTGAAGATGATGGTGGGCATCAGATCACCTATGCCTGCTGTGTCACGGCAACGACATCCCAGAAGACTGATGTCGAGTTGTAGATGCAGCCCACATAGATGGTCTTATTGGCTACAGTCGTTGTCGGAAGCGTCGTTCCGAGGGCGCGATAGCCGCCCGCTGACGTGGTCCATGTGATGCCGCGACCAGTGCCGTTGTCAAGGAAGCGCAGGACCAGTTTCTGGCCGTTGGTAGGCGTGCCAGACGGGGCCAGCATCGTGATCGCGCCGGTCAGGCCCGTCATGATGTATTGGTCGCTGCTGTCGCCCGTGGGTGTCTGGTTGCCAGAGGTCGTGCCAGAAGTGGTTGCCCGAGGCGTGACGCGCTTGTTCGTCAGGGTTTCAGTGCCCGCCAGCGTGGCAAGCGTTCCCGTTGTGGGAAGCGTGACTGTTGTGTTGGCCGAAACTGTTACCGTGGTGGTAAACGCACCAGAGAGCGTCAGGTTGCCGCCCAGCGTGATGGTGCTGGAGTTTGCAACGCCCGTGCCGCCGTTTGCTGCGGGAAGGACGCCGGTCACTGCAGCGGTGAGGCTGACCTGACCCCATGCCGGGGCCACGCCAACGCCGCCCGACAACAGAACGCTGCCGGTGGCGACATCTGCCAGCCTGCTGAGAGCCGTTGTAGTGCTGGCATAAAGCAGATCGCCGACTGCATAAGATGCGAAGCCAGTGCCGCCGTTAGTTGCTGCTAGCGTCCCGCTGACATGTGTCGTAAGGCCAATCTTGCCATAGGACGGGGCCACGCCAACGCCACCAGAGATGATTGCATTGCCCGTGGCGACATCGGCCAGAGAAGAGAGCGTGCCAGATGCTGATGCGTACAGAACATCGCCGGTCGTGTAGCTGGTGATGTTGGTGCCGCCGTTCGCCACTGGCAGGGTGCCTGTGATGTGCGTGGTCAGGCCGATCTTGCCGTATGACGGCGCAACCCCGACGCCGCCAGAAATCAGCGCATTGCCGGTGGCAACATCAGCCAGCTTGCTCAAGGCAGAGGTCGTGCTGGCGTAAAGCAGATCGCCCACGGCATAGCTGGTCAAGCCCGTGCCGCCGTTTGCCGCGACCAGGGTGCCTGAGAGCGTCAGGGAGCCGGTCGAGGCGTTAACAGACAGGCCCGTGGTGCCGGTCGAGAACGCCGTCACGCCTGCGTTATCAATCGTGATGGAGCCGGAACCATTAGTGATCGTGATCGCGGTGCCCTGCGTCAGGGCCGCAAGGGCGTAGGCCGTACCGTTGCCGATCAGAAGTTGGCCGTTGGTGGGCGTGGTTGTGAGGGCCGTGCCGCCGTTGGCAATGGGCAGCGTGCCTGAGACATGGGTCGTAAGGCCAATCTTGCCGTAGCTGGGGGCAACTCCGACGCCGCCAGAGATCAGGGCATTGCCCGTGGCAACGTCCGCAAGGCCCGCCAGCGTGGTCGCGCCAGAGGCGTAAACCAGATCGCCGGTCGTGTAAGATGAGAGGTTGGTGCCCCCATTGGCTACGGGGAGGACGCCCGTGACGCCCGTAGACAAACTGACCTGGGACCATGTGGGGGCCGCAGAGGCCCCGCCAGAGGTCAGGACATAGCCAGAGGTGCCAAAGGTGCCGCCGCCGATGCCAAGCTGACCAGCAGGGCCAAAACGCCACCTTTCAACGGCAGTTGTCGCGCCGGTCGCCGCCAGCAGGATTGAGGCGTAGGTGCCTTGAGCCGTGTTGGTGAAATTCTCGGCTGCGTGGAAGGCAAGGATGCCGGTCGAGTTGGGCCCGAACGCGCTAGCGCCGTACCCGCGACCAGTGAACTGCGCCAAGTCATCGTTGGTTTGGCTGGCCGTAGGGGAGGCTGCTGTGCCGCGTGCTGCACGCCCGGTATAGGCCGGATAGAAGCCCGTTCCGTAGGCATCCTGCGTGATGCGCGTCAAAGCCCCATCAGCGCCCACAATGAAGATGTCAGTACCGGCAGGCAGTGAGCCGGGAACAACTGTCTGCGTGGGCGAGATGATTGTCAGGCGCGTGTTCGGGACTGCCGTGCCAAGGCCCAAGTAGTTGTTCGTGTCATCGTAGAAGAACTGGGCGTTGTCTTGCGCGTAGTTGCCCGAGGCCCCAGCAAACACGACAGACCCCAGCGTGAAAGCTGCATTGGTCCCGGTGCCGCCGTTTGCCACCGGCAGGATGCCCGTGACGCCAGCCGTCAGGCTCAACTGCTGGTAGGCAGGAGCCGAGGACGCGCCAGTGGACACCAGGGGGTAGTTGACCGTGCCGGGCGCGATGTCGCCAACAGACGAGGTGGTGGGGGCGTACAAGAGGCCATACGCCGTATAGGAGGTTAGGCCCGTGCCGCCGTTGGCAACAGTGACGGTGCCGAGGCTTAGGGTGTTGCCGGTCTTGATGATCGGGGCGGTGACTTGAATGTTGCCCGCCGATGAGATCTGCGTCCAGTTCAGCGCCGTGGTGCCGACCGTGATCGTGCCGGTCGTGTTCATCAGCCACGAAGTCGCGCCGTTAATTGTGCCATCACTGATGTAAACCGCCGCGCCGGTCTGGATAAAGTTAGGCCCAGTGCCCGGGGTGTCGAAGTCAGTGGCCCGGGTCAGCACCCAGTTCGTCGAGCCAGTTCCCACTGTGGTAACAGTGTATATGCCGTTCTGGAGCGCGGAGGCTTGGTCCTTAATCAGAACGCGACTGGTGGCGGTTGGCGAATAGCTATCAATTGAGAACGCCGCCTGCGCCCCTGCATTGGTCAGGGTGGCTCCGACGCCTGCGGTGCCATTGCTGTAGGTGGCCGTCAGGGCTGCGGTGGTCGCGGACGTGACCGCCAAGTGATAGGTCGTGTTGGACACCGTTGAGACGGTGTTATCAACATACTGCTTGGTAGCAAGCTGGAGGCTGGTGGTCGGGTCTTGCGTCACCGTGACGGTGGTAAGACCGGCCAGCACCAGTGAGCTTGCGCCAAGGGCAATTGAGGTCGAGCCAATGGTGATTGAACTGTTGGTCAGGCCAGCGTTGGGGATGGTCGCCACGGCGGTGACGGCGCTTGTCCCATTGCCCACCAAGTAGCCCGTCAGGGTCGTGGCGCCCGTGCCTCCATTACCCACTGCAAGGGTGCCAGAGACGTGGGTGGTGAGGCCGATCTTGCCCCATGCCGGGGCTACGCCGACGCCGCCAGAGATCAGGGCGTTGCCGACAGCCTCGTCGTTAAGGCGGGCGAGGGACGTTGCGCTGTTTGCGTACAGCAGATCGCCCGTGGTGTACGAGGTAAAGCCCGTGCCGCCCTGCGGAGCAGACAAGGCAGATGTCAGGCCAGACAGGCTGGTTATGTCGCTATTGGCTCCAGAGGCCGCCGCGCCAAGGTTGGTCCGCGCCCCTGATGCGGTCGTATCCCCAGTCCCGCCGTTCGCCACGGCAATGGCGGTGCCGTTCCATGTCCCCGAGGTCACGGTGCCAAGCACAGACGTGCCGGTGACGCTAAGGCTGGAATTGGCGGTCAGGGTCGTGAATGCGCCAGTCGAGGGCGTGCCAGCGCCAATCGTCGAGCTATTGATACCTACGCCAGCGATAGTTCCGCCCGTAATTGCCACGGCAGAAGCATTCTGGACCGCCATCGTGCCAAGGCCCGTTACCTGAGATGACGGGATGGCAATGGCAACATTTGATGCGGCGCTGATTTGACCCGATGCCAGGACGGTGAATTGCGCGACCTGAGTAGCAGAACCATAGGCTCCCGCCGTGACGCCGGTTGCCGGGATGCTGCCAGAAGGGATCTGGGTCACCCAAGCAGGGATGCCGCCGCTAACGGTCAGGATCTGGTCAGTCGAGCCAAGGCTTAGTTGCGCCCATGCGGAGGGGCTTCGATAGAGCATCGACCCCGTCGAGGAGCCAATGATATCCAGAACCGCGCTCGGGGTCGCATCGGTGGGGCTAGCCGCGTTGCCGGTGACATTGGCTTTTACCGTTCCGGCAGACATTGCCGCCAGATAGGTGTTGGTCACGCCTGCCGTCTGAAGGCTGATTGTCCCGCTTGAGGTGATTGTCCCGCCTGAAATTGGGGCTGCCGTGGCGATGCTGGTGATGCCGGTGACGGGATAGGTCGCTTGGGTGTAGGACGCGATCTGGGCCGTAGTAATCCGTACAGAAGATGACGCCTGGACAGCCTCAAGCTCCTCGGTGCCGTTCAGCGAGATTGCCGGGGTGAGATTGGGAATTTGCACATTCGCCATTAGAGCGTCCCCGTCTTCGGCACTTCAGTGAAATTGTAAGGCAGACTGGGGTTGTTCACCACATATCCGCCAGAGGTATAAGTACCAGAGAACGCTGAAGACTGAAGATCAATCTGCGTGTTGTTGATAACTGTAATGGTCCAGTTGCCGGACGCCGCCGTAACGCCGCCAACGTCTTGAACTGTTACTCTCTGGCTTGTGATCATGCCGTTTGTCGTTGCCACAGTCAGGCGGATCAGGCCCGAGCCATTGTCTGTAGCGTTGGTCACAGTGCGATATGTGACTGCGTTCGGGTCTGTACCTGGGAGCGTGTTGAGGCTGCCAGGCGCCGCGCCGGTCATCTGAGTGGAGCGGGTCGCGTCATCCTCAGTAATCCGGGTATCGCCCCTGGGGGATGAGAGGCCTGTGGCTGCGTCTACAGAAGGCGTGCCGTTGGTCAGGCGGTTGTTGGATGAGTATGTGCCAAAGTACTCAATACGGGGGTTCAGGACGGGCACAGGGTCTGCCGGCACAATGATTGCCCGAAGCTGCTCCTGGGGCACGTCCATGCACTGAGAGCACACCAAGATGCCTCGGTTGATCAGGGAGGCCCCTGCCCAATCGTACTGCCATTGCAGATCGTCATGGTTATAGCGAAACCCACATCGGTCGCATATTGCGTGCGCCCGGGGATTAACGGAGCTTGTGCGGGCGCGACCTGACCGTGAGCCGTATCCCATGCGTCCCCCTTACAGGCGGTAGTAGGTTGAGATCTGCGGCGAGATGTATTGGCTGGCCGTTTCAATGTTCTGGTCTGCGGCGATCTTGTAGCTTTCATCTGCAACCGCCTTCAGCGTCACCGCCGCCGCTTGGTTCCAGATCTTCGCCAGGCGATAGGCGAGGCCGTCCGCGAAAGCCTCCATCCACAAGTAAGGAATGTTGACCGTCACCCCGCCACCGGCAGTGGGCGAGGAGAAAGCCGCATCCTGAAGCTGCGTGACGCGATAATACTGCAGATACTGGGCGCTGACGCCGTCTGGAACGGGCCACAGGGTGACAGTCGGGCTCAACAGCCTGTCAAACCAGAAGGTCGTGGAGAAGCCTTGCTGATCCTTGTTGGGATAGGCCGAGTATTCTGTGCGGCTGACCGGCATGATGATGCGGTCAATCGGCTGTTCCTGGCCCTCAGTGATCCGCATATAGGCGTCCAAGATCACCACGGTGTTTGCTTCCACGGGATAGGACGCCTGGCCCTGCACCAAGGGCACTGACACCAGATCTACCGCCCAGAGGTTGACGCCTTGGTTGGACCAGCTTGAGAGCATCAAGTTGCTCGCCATGCGGGCGGCCTCAAAATGCTCCTGCACCAGCGACGTGCTCCGCAGCCCCGCCACGTTGTAGGCATACAGGACCAGTTCGCCCAGGCTGGGATTGTAAGTGTATGTGCCGCTGCTGGTCATGATTAGGTCGCCGCATCGTTCTTGATGTAGATGCCTTCAAATTCCGCAGAGACGCTTGCAGCCCCCGAAGACGTAACGGCCCGAACTTGCAAGTCCGTTTTCTCGGGGAAGCTCAGGGGCGTGTGAAGGTCCAGAACAAACGAGCCATTGCCCGGCATCCTATTGGAGCTTTGTTGGCAGAAGACGCCGCCAAGGGGGCGCTGGATCAACTGGAAATTAGTGTATGCATTTGCGGTGGTATTGCCCGACGTGAAGAACATGCCGGTCAAATAGAGCGTGTACCCAGCAGGGACGGTCCAGAAGGCCATTTGCGTTTGGTTCGCGCCAATGGCAACCATGCCGTAGATATTCGCGGGAACGCCAGAGGTCACTGTTCCGGTGCCTGCGTAAATTGTACCGGCGGCAGTTTCCCCACTGCCAGCCGTGACAACATACATGCGGCTGATCCGCAGATAGCTATTCACCGTGTTAACTTCTGTTTGGCCGTTCAAGGTCACAGTTTCGCTGATTTCGGCGTAACTGCCATTGAGGCCAGAAATGGAAATTGTCCGGGCGCCGGTCCCGGCAGCAGCGTCATCCGCGCTGCTGCTGGATATCTTCATGACAGAGGCGGCTGATGGGTAGGCGTAAACGCCGCCCTGCGCCCAGACTGTCTCAGCGGACGTGCCGACATCCCCATTAATGCCAAACTTGAAGAGGCTGTTGTGCCAAGAAATCTGACCGCGAGCCACCTGAAGCTCAAACGGCTCATATCGCCCGTTCTGGGTGACGGACCATGCGGTAACGGCCATTGTTCAATCCTCTAGCATTTCACATCCCACCGCTTCAGGGCGAGATTGATGCGGCTGTTCGGGTCGTGCGCGGTCTTGGCGGACGTAAGCTTGTCCTTCATGCCGCACATCCTGGTCCTGAAGTTATCACGCCTTGAGGCTGCTTCGGGACTATGTTTTGCCTCTGCGGCAGTAACGGGGCGCTTGATGTTGTGGCCTTCAGCCTTCAACGAGGCCCGACCCTTGTCGTTTAGGCCGCCGGAAGCTGACTTGCCTTCCTTGCGCGTCCAGGCACCAGACATGAAAGCCTCCACAAAGAGGAAGGGGGGCCGAAGCCCCCCGACCCATCTTAGTCAATGCTGACGGTGTTACGGCCCTTGGCGGGCGTACCAGACCGAGCGGACGAGAACGGGCTGCTGTCGCAACCAGCGCGTCCACCGGACTTGCGCGGCTTGCGACCCGCATGGGCGCTGCCCATCTCGTCAGGCACCATGACGTGCTTCTTCTTGGTGCGGCCGCCGCGCTTGCGCTCCTCGGCAGCATTCAAGATCTTGGGGGCATTGTTGCGACGGTTAGGCTTGCTGGCCAGATCCTGCGCGTATTCCTTGTCCCCAGTGGCGGGAGAGTCCATCCCGCCGCTCTTACGACCCTTCATGGTCATTCTCCTCGAGTAACTTGTTTGAGATCGACGATCTCAGCACCATCGGCGTTGATCGCTTCAGCGAAAGTTTCGAGCGACATCCCATTTTCAATTTGGTCCGCCATCTCGATGAGGTGATCAACCAGTGCCAATGCGCCAACGGCTTGATGATAAACCGCAAGCGCATTGTCGCGCTGGCTGACGATGCTTGCTCTTTTCTCAATCAGAAACGGCTTGCTGATCATGGGTAGCTTCTTCCTTGCCCGCTATTAGAGGGTGTCAGAAACCATGATGTAGTAAGTCGTCCCTGCGGCGTTGATCTTGATGACGTGCGAAACAGCCGCAGATGTTTTCGTCGAGAAGATCGTGCCCGCAGACGGAGCCGGAAGACTAAGAAGGTTGGGGATCTTAGTCGTGTTGGTGTCCGTCACGCGGAGGAACGCCGTGATCGCTGGAAGCGTCACGCCCGCAGCAAAGGCACTATCCAGTTGGATAGCCGCCAGAGTGCCGCCGGGAGAAGCTGCCGAGCCGCCAAGGGTGGCTCGAATAGCATTGCCTGCACCCGAGATTGCGCCGGAACCGTTTACCTCAAGAGAGATATGAGCGCCGTTGACAGTCCCGCCTACGGCAGCGGTGCCAGTCGTGACGGCAGAAAACGCACGGAGCGTTTCGCCGGAACCAGCCGCTGTGAAGGTGAGCTTGTCGTACACAAGCCGGGTATCACCAGTAGTCGCCGCCGTCGTAGCATAGTTGGCGACCATCTTCTGGTCAGGCGTGGTCCCAAGATTAATCGGAGAGGCAGGCGTTCCCGCCCCGCCATATGTACCCGAAGTAGCATCAGAGGAGCCGGTGATGAAACCAGCTTCCGACACTACGGGTCCGGTGAAATGGGTAGCACCCATTTTAAAGCTCCTTTAGGTGGAACCCCCGCCCCTCTTGAGGCGGGGATCTGGGCCGATTATCAGGTCGGGAACGAACCGAAAATCGAACGGAAGTTGTAGTAACCAAACGAGTAACGCTCGTAACCCTTAACCAACAGGTTATCGGTCACAAAGTCGACTTGCATGTCGCTCTCGAACTTCACCCGTTCCATGTAGGAAAGGCCGTCGATGTTCGTCAGCAAGAAGTATGCGCTAGCCGAGGTCAGGAAGTCGTTGACCATGTAACCCTCGGGGAGGCCCCCTGCGGTCATCATGATTGCATTCACGTCGTTGTCCGCAGAACCGGGGCGCAGTTCCGTCTTTGTCAGACGAATAGCGACCGGCTCAAGCTGCGGCGGAACGATGAGCTTGCGAGCCCGTGCGAACACCTTTAGGCCAGCCTGGTCCTTGAAGTTCGTGCGGACTGCGATCATCGCATTCAGCAGCGTGGCTTCATTCAGGTCAACCTGGACGGCGGGCTGGTTTGCCACAACGCCACCATCAATCGGATGGTTGGAAGAGCAAAGCGCCTGGCCGTCACCACCGATAGCAGCGTTGTAGGTCTGCGCGGTGTTGAGGAGGTTCGCCCCGTAGATTTCCTTGGTCTGCTGGAAAGACTCAATCAGACCGAGGTTGGACGGGTGGAACTGGGTCTTGTACAGGTTATCGTCGATGGCCTTGCGAGTGATCGCATAGCCAAGGGCGATTTCCGTGTGTTCCTGGTTATAGACAAAACGCTCACCAGCGTTGCTGTCGAAAGCCGTCTGACCACCTTCGGTCTTAAGCTGGGCCAGCCCGAGGTAACGCATTTCAGCGGTACGTTCGAGGGCCATCTTCGAGTCATGCTTGGTGAAGATCTTGTCGTACTGTGACGGGATCATCTCGTACTTGCCTTCGACACCGCGAAGGCCGGGCAGGAGAAGATCCTTAATGGCAGAAAGATTGACAGCCATGGTCCTCTACTCCCCTT